TAACTATAGTGCTATCTTGTCCTATTCTATCTGACTGAGCTATTAATGTGGTATTAACACCATTTTCAGTAGACCCTCTGTTTTGCTGTGAAACAGATATAATAGGAATCTTTTTAAGTGTTTGTAAATTCTTTAAATCTTTAGATATATTTGCTGCACGTTCAACAGGACTTTTTGCATGATGATCATCTTCTAATAAGGAATGTTGATCTATACATAGCATATCCAATTTTTCTTTTTCAATGAAAGATCTTAATGCTGTAACTCCTGCGGGTCCATTTATCATTGTAGGTGTTAGAACTCTTAGAGACCCTTTAAATTTATTAGGTAATTCATCAATGTATCTTTTATAATCATTTTGTAGATCTCTATTACCCCGTAACAATCCAAAATTTGATATATGAGAAATTAATGTATCAGCTCTGTAGCCAACTTTATTTTCTGACATTTCTCCAGAATACAAACCTACGTTTAATCCTTGCTCAGCTGCTGCAATCGCAGTTTTTAATAAGATCCAACTCTTTCCTTGATTAGTTCTTGCTACTATTGTAGCTAACTCTTCATTTTTATCCCAACCTCCAATTAAGTCGTCTAATTCTTTAAATCCAGTCTTTATATAGAATTTTTGAAAATCTTCACTTTTTGAAAGATAATCATTATACCTAGAAACATCTCTGAATATATCTATGCTTTCGATATGTTTTGCTTTTACAGCATTTTCTACATTTGAAACATAAAGATTCATAGCTTCTTCAACATTACCATTCATTAATAATGTTCTCATCTTATTGAATGTATTAGCTAAAAATCTTTTATTCTTATCTTCAAATAATGCATCTATTAAATATTCATTTGTTTCATTAACTTGAATAACATCAAAATCTGGAAATCTGTTTAAAAAAGTATATTTATCAGGTGCCTTTCCATATTGATTTATAAAATTCTGTATATACTCAAATTCATTCTTATAATCAGAAAAATAAGAGCTATCTATATTATTCATCAATAAGAATCCAACATCACCTGTATCAAGAATTCTATTCAAGCATTGAAGTTGAATCATAGAGTAATACCTCTCTTATCTTTTCCAAATAATTGAATATTCTTAGACATATTATTTACTCTACTATATAATCTTTCTCCAATCTTTTCTTGTAACTCCACACCAAATATATTTGAAGTATAAATATTAGATTTATTCTTATCTAATCTTGTATTAATCAAATTCAACAAATGTTCGTGTTCATAAGTTGTTAATGACTTTACTCCTAACTCATCCCAAACAACTAAATCAACATCTAGAACATTTTCTTTTATATGATTAATATATTCACTTGTATTTGTAATACTATCTTTCAGTGACAATAGAAACCTAGGTACATTTATAAAAAGACATCTACACTTTAGATCTGATTCAGGCCATATCTTATTTAAATAAGATTGAATCATCCTAATTGACCAACTTGTTTTTCCATTACCTACATTACTTGAATAGATAAAAAGATTCTTGCCAGAAGTTACAAAATCAACAATATTAACTTCAATATCGTGCAGTTCTTCAAAAGCATCTTTGTCACACAGATCAGAATCTAGAACTAAATTTGTTCTTATACGTTGCGTATCAGACAATAAAGATAATTCATATAATTGTGTTAATTTAAATAGTTTAATGCAAAAATCATTAGTATCACAAGATTTATCTTTATTATATTTTTTACATTGTTCTTTTACAAAGCAATTCATTCTTTAAAAATATCTAATATTATCTTATTATGTTTTAACTCAAACATACATCTATCAATTTTTAAATCTAATTCATCTGTTGTTAAAGAAGAAATATAATCAATAGATTTTTTAACATCATTATAATCTAACTTATATGATTTAGCAAAAAAAACTGCATAATCGTTATCCAGGTGTCTTAATCTCCATTTAAGTTTTCGATATCTATCTTCTTTGTCTATAGATTTTTCAACTAAATCTTCGTTTAAAATAAGATCAAGACAAACAGAATCAAAATATTTGTAATTATTATACAACGACATGATCAAATCTGTCAACTCATTTTCAAACAAATAATAATTATCAAATACTGGTAAAAAATAAGATTCAGAAGCTTCTTCGGATATATCTTCTAACGATATCGATGTTGAATCAATCTTTCTTTTCTGTCTTGTTAAAGATACAAAATAATTAATTTTTGTAGAATTAAAAACTACATTAATAGCTTTTTCTGGTGCTTTTTCATCTTTATAAAGAACGTGGTTTTCATCAGTCCATACATGGTGATCCAGAACATATTGTATAGAGTCTATTAACCAATTATAACATTCCTCTGGACTTGCTATTCTTACAGTTTGAGAATAATAAAATCTAACAGCTACTCCCCAGAACTTATATATGATTGCACTTAGATAGCTATTACTAAGTGGGTCGCCTTTATTTTTTAATTCTACATATCTGAAACATAGTTCATTACCTGATAATTTTTTCCAATCTTTTAACAGATTAGCATTCTCATAATAAGCCTGTTTTATTTCATCAAGCAAGATAAACTCACCTCTACTTCCTTATAAATCAACTATTATTTGTCTTAATCTATCCATAAGATTTGTAGGTAACTTATCATCAACTACATAGTCACTGATTAAATTTTTATCTTCTACAATTTCTTTAACATGAATATCAAAGGTATCTTTACACCATAGGTAATATATAAAAACAGGAGACTTACTTCCAATTCTATATATTCTATCCTCACATTGAGTATTTTCTGCCGCCGTCCAGGAACAATCAATAAAAATACAATAACTTGCTCTGGTTAAAGTAATACCTGTACCCATCTTAGCAATAGAACAACACATTACTCTATTATAATCGTTATTTTGAAATTTATCAATATTTTCTGATATTATTTCATCTTTTACATCTCCAGTACACAATAGAGGATTGTATTTTTGAAGTGAATTCATTATTGGATCTAAGGTAGATTTAAATCTTGAAAAAATTACAACTTTCTCTCCATTATCCAATATTTGTTGTGCAATATCAACCGCTCTTTCCACTTTGGAAGAAGAAATATTTTCAGTAGTTAATACCTGAGGACAAGAAGTTGCCTGAAGCATTCTTACAACCATAGATAATAATGAATCGTTACTAATATGAACCTTATCAATTTGAGCTAATTCACCTTTTACCAAATTATCATAAAAAATTTGTTGTTGATCATTCATTTCAACAAACTCGTGAATTATATTTTTAGGGGGTAAATCTAAGATTTGTATAATTAGATTTATCAGCACCAATCCATTTTAATGGTACATAAGCATCAAGAGGACTATTTAATAAAACTGTACCTGTTAAACCTATTTTATGTTTTGCTTTATTTAATTTAAGTAAATTCTTTCCTTGCTGTGATGAATGATCTTTACACTTATGGCATTCATCTACAACAATCATATCAAATTTATTTTCTTTTCCTGATAGTAATTCTTTTAAGATATCCGAAGAACGGATAGTTTCAATGTTAGTTATTACAAAAAATTCTTTAATTGGATTTTTAAGATCGTCTAATCTATCTTGAACTGATCCTATATATACACCATCTTTCTTTTTAAACTTTCGTGTACCTAGAATCATACAATCAAGATCGGAATGTTGTTCTATTTCTTTTTTCCAATTATATTTTAATGTATTAATTCCACATATGATTAAACAATGTTCTATACCTTCTCTTTTTCTAATTTCCTGTGCTAAATAAATAGTTGTTAGAGTTTTCCCTAACCCAGGTGCATCTAGAAGTAAAAAATTATCATGGTTTAATCCAAATTGAATACCGTCTAATTGATAATCAAATGGTTTTGTTCTATAAGGTGTTAATTCGTATCTAACTTCTTCTTTTGAAGAATCTTTTAGAAATTTTAATTCAAACTCTTCCTCAAGACATAATCTATCTATGAATTTTGATAATCCTTTTATTGACACTTCCCATATATGAGTCTTCTTATCATATGAATAACTTTCGAAACATAATTTAATAGCTTCGACTATAGTTGCCTTATAATCGAAGCTAATAAATAAGGAAGTTAATCCGGGTAATTTAATTGTTGATTTTTCTTCAATTAATATCATTTATCTTGCTTGTACATATAAATATTTAAGAACACCTTCGTTTTCAGTTGGATTCTTATAACCTGCCCAATATTTTGCGTCGTCCTCTATGTATGCAGATACTACTCTAAGTTTATAATTATCTGCTTTATGTCGTCTAATGAAATCTACTGCTACATCACAGAAGTCTGAGTATTTCGACTTTCCTTCATATCCAAACCAATAACCTTTGAATTCAGGATCTGCTAAATAATTAGAAAGTCTGGTAATTGTTTTAGAACAAGTTTCGTCGTTTGCTAATTCCGTAGCAAACATTTCTTTAAATCTGTTTAAAGTATCCTCACAGTCATTTCTGTTAATCCACTTCTCAAGAATCCAAACTTTCTTCATTTACATTTCCTCTCTTTCTTAATTGTTAAATAAAGTATAACACAAAGAGAGTGATTTGTCCCCAAAAAATATCTCCTTCAAAGCTGTTAGCTTCATCTTTAGTACCGTCTTCAAGAAATGTTTCAAATCCATTATCCTGAAGAATTGCTTCCCCACCACAACATGGACAACAACTTATATTATCTAATTCAGGATATTTCTCCTTCCACTCTTGATAAGAATTTCTTAATTTTTTTACTTTTTCTTTAATTGATGATATATTATCCATTTTGCTTATACCTTTCATCATTATAAATACTTTTTAATATAATAACATAATTAATTACATTTGTCAATAAAAAAACAGCCGACTAAATCGGCTGTTTAAAAATGTAATAAAAAAATATTATGTTTTTTAAAAAACAAATTAAAGACATTTAACTTCTTAAAATGTAACTTATATGAATTCATTATATCTCCCCGTCCTTTAAAATATCGTCTATATCTATAGATATAATATCACTTGCAATTACATTTCCATCTTCAAATTTTATTCTGCATTGGACTCTAACATTACTATAAGAAATATTTCTATTTGGATCAAGCCAACTCCAATTCTTATTTTTAAACAGTAATGTTTCTTGTTGTGTTAAAGGAACAGTAATACTATTTTCATTAATATCAATAGTTACATCATCTATATTTTTCTCTACTATAGTAGATCCATTCTGATTATATGTAATATATAATTCTGATACATTTTCTAATGAAACGTCAGAATAAAAAACATGAGTTGGTGTTGTACCTCTTGTTATTGATACCGTATTCATTAATCTTAATTCCTTAATAGATTGTATCTGTATTAACCTCAACACACCTATCTATCTCTTTATTAGAATTAGTAATGGTGTATGAATTATTGTAACAACTCTTTTGATTTAAATAATTTTCAAATTTATTTCCAAAGAGTGTTGTAGGTCTTAAATATTTTGACATTTCTTGATTGTTAAACCAATCATTAAATTTATTATTAATAACAATTTTAAAATCTTCTACAGTAAACCCAGAATTCAATTTTGATACAATAAGTTTCTTTGTAGCTGTATTAGAACTTCTGTAACGTGAATTCAACTTATTATTAAGATAATTTATTATTTCATCTACTTCTGTATCGAATTGATTGTCGAGTTTTCTGCATTTTTTATTATTACATTGATTTTCTGCATTAACTGAACTAACATCGTTAATATTTTTTTCAAATGGATTTATAGTTCTATATAAATTAGTTCTTCCATCTCTTACAACTTTTTCAAGTAATCCTTTATCTACTAATTTTTTTAAAACTTCAATCATGCATACTTCTGATGTTTTTGTCCATTTACATAAATAATTTATAGAACCATGAAAATATGAATCATTATCTTGTGAAAATCCATGTATGATTGCATAAACTAATAATTCGTTTCCTTTAATATCTAGATTAGTCATCCATCCTAAGATGGTAATATAATTATTACTTGTCATGTTTAACCCACTATATAATATAGCTATATTATATTATTTATCTTATTATATATATCGTATTAACTTTTTTAACAGGTGTACTTAAAAAAGTTAAGAGGTACTCCTTAAAAGAGTTAATATGTCTACTATTTAATCTTCCGAAAGAAACAAACTATTTTTCTTTATTTTTAATTTAAAATCCTCATTAAAATTAATCTTGTGATCTATTGACGTAACAAATTTCGTATCAGCTTTAACTTTAAATTTTGTATTACATTTATCACAAATATAATATTCTATTGGATCCCACATCTTACCATAACAATTTAGAACTCTACCATTAATATCCTTTTCGATATATTTAGGATGACCTACCAATGCTGATGGTACAAATATTTCTGCTGGTAAATATTCACATCCACAATATGGACATTTAATAACTGTTAATTTATCTTTCATACTAATAGACTCCTAATATCTAATATTTTTTTAATATTATACATTATTAAAAATAAGAAGTCAATAATAAATTAAATAATTCCACCATCAATATCGATATTCAAAGAACTTGAAATAAATTTAAATCTACTATTCTCAGGAACTAACCAAGTTGTTGAGCTTGAACTTGTTCTATATAATAATTGTAAAGAATAAGTATTTGCTGCCGCAGAACTTGTATCACTAAAGGAAACACCTTTATAAATACTTGTCTGTGTATTTCCTTGAGTATCGTCTTGACCCATCAACTCTATATAACCATTACCCTCATCAAGAGTTATAACTCCAAATATTTTTAAGGCTGTTGATGTATTAAATAAATCTGTAATATCCTTTAACTGATTTACTTTGAAATAATAACCTTTTATATTAAATTCAAAAGAATTGGTTGAAGAAATTTTTTCAGGAGGAGTTATTATAAAACCATCTAAATCAATAAGTTGGTTAATAATACCTGCCATTGATTTTTCAGTTAATAATCTAGCATCTTGCTGATTAGCTCCACGTCTTGTGGATGGAAATACGATTATTTTATCACTATTTATATATGGCATATTTACTCCTCTTCATAATTAACTAATTTCATACTCCAGACTAAAGTGGCTGTAATACCAGGAGTAATTTGAGATAATACATTTGGAGAAACTAATAATCTTGCTAAATCGTGCTGTCTTTCATTTTGATTATTTTCATCATATCCAGTCATAAGATATAATGTATAGATAGCAGTATCATCAACATTAATAGTTTCAATTAATTGTTCGGAATTAATTACTGTTGTAAATTCAGCAATCCAATCGTTTCCACTCGAATAATATCTCTTTGCAGTAACTTGAGAAAAGAATTTTAAAAATGTAAGTTCATCATCACTTCCATATTCTTTTCTTCTTAAATCAACATATTCTGGAATTCCAATAGAACCACCTGGATAATTTCCAGTTAAAAAAACTGAAAATATATACATAAGGTAATTTAATCCTTCATTATGTGTTTTCACTTCATACTGCTTTCCATTTATTTTTAATTTAACTTTAACTTCACCTTTATAATATATATTTGTAAGATTATCAGTCATGTTCAATCTCCATCACTGTTATTTGTAACATAATATTGTTTCAACATATAAAGAGTATCAGAATAATTATTCCATACATTATTATTATACATATAATAATTAGCACCATTTAATATAACTAAATTATAAGATAAAGTTTCTACTAAGGTAAGAGCTAGCTTATTTTGGAGTGTAACAAAAAATCCAAGAATATATTGTCTGAAATCTCTTAAATCAATTACTGGTGCTACAGTAGATTTATATTCTTGATAAACTTGATCCGAGCTTGAAAAAGTTCCTCTGTACGCAACATCATTCCATTGTCCATCTCTATACAATTTATATGTTGTTACTGATTCCATTAGATTTATCAAATCATTTTCCTCAACATTTGGAACATCATCAGTGCTTTCATAGACACCTCTGTAATTAGAATCTATATAGGAATCTCCTACATATATATAATATTTATTATTATTAAGGATTCCAGCAACATCATAATTTTGAGGATTAGGAATGTTTGCAAGAGTTAATTCGTTATAGTTTCCTATAAAATCTAATTTATGCCAGCCATTTTCATAATAATACATTTCATGATCCGCTATAGCAATATGACCTTTTGTTGAAGAAACAGGTAATGCAGATACTGTATCAAAAATACCTAAAAAATTGGTTGAAGGTTTACTATCAATCGAATTTAACCAAACAGTATCAACAGCACCTAATAAATTATTTTCAAGTTCATCATCGTATAGTTTATAACTACCTCTAATTTGAGCCATTATATTACTACTTGAAAATAATAGTTTCACATCGTCATTTATATAAATTTTATCTAGAGTGTTAAGATTTTTATAAAAATAAATATAAAAACCAAAACCGGCAGGTAAAATATATTTTGCAAGTTCGTTAAGAATTTCGGTACTCTTTAAAATTGTATCAATACCTACTATAATAGTATGAGCATCAATTAATACTCCATTTATAACAGTAGCTGAGTCTGCAACGCTTACAGTAAAACTTCCGGGAATATTATTTAACTTTAAACACATATTTAAAAGTTTCTTAATTGCATTTAAAGATCCTTTATTTCTAACTAAATCAGGAAAGACACTTAAAATATATCTTAATTGATTGTCATCAAATTTCTTATTTGAGAAAAATCCTAACTTCGTCTGTAATAAAGGAAGCATATTAGATTGTATTTTCCACGTATCTAATAAATATATAATGGAGTCAGTATCATACTTAACTCCATTATATATACTATCATATAATCTACACAGAAGTTGAAAATCTCTAGACTCAGCTGGATAAGTTTCAGGTGTTAAATTTTGGAATCTTATAGTCTGCATTATTTTTTATTTAAAATATAAATATTACTATTTGACACATCAAGCTGACAAATTACATAATTATTAAATATGTGATTTGTTTCTAAGAATGAAGATGGTAATAATGGATCTTTTATTGAATCATCTTCATTTACTTGATACAAATAATTAAAAACATTATCGTTATCTAAATTTATAATTTTATTTCTAATTTTATTATAATAGAAAGTAGAAATATTATCAACTTTCTTAAAATTAAAAGGATTTAAAATTGATATTGTTGCGTTAGTAGTATGAGCTGATGTTCTAACTGTTAATGTATGTTCGGCAGTGGTAGGAATATTTAAATATACAATAGCGTTACTAACATTATGGAATGTTGTTAATAATGGATTATATATTGCTGCTAATTCTACGTCATCAACTAATACCTTTAATGAAGTAAGTTCCAAACTCGAATTATTTAATCTAAACATATAATCACCGGCAGGTAAAATAAAGTTTGTACCTATTTCTGTTGTTTCAGGATCAAATGTATAAATTAAATCTCCATAACTATTAACTCTAATTGTTCCATCAGTTCTTGAAATATTTTCTCTGTAAATATAAATAGAATCGTATTCAATTGAATCGTCAACTAATAATTGACTAACTGTATGATCTCCACCACCATCGTAAATAGCATTTAATTTAGATTTTACAACATAAGGATAATAATATTGAGTGGAAACATCTTCATCAATTAAAGCACCAGACCCATTAATTGTTTCTGTTGTACCATCTTCTAAATACAAAGTTAAATATTGATTTTCAAGTAACCTTTGTTGCACGGTACTGGAAATATTTAAACTAAGTAATGATCTAGCATTCCATCCTGATGTGTACGAACTATCTATATTAATAGAGTTAATATCAACCCAGGTTTCATCATTTTTTGATTGATATTGAACAGTATAATTTGAAAGATCTATTAACTCATCATTTTCATCATAAACACCATCAGATTTAAATTTAACTGTCCAGGATTGTGTTCCGTCATTTCTTGTTAATTTTATCTTCGACCCTGTACTTACAGTAATATATTGATTTTCAGTGATAATCGTTGATTGTCCTGATAATGGATGTTGCCATACATCTTTTAATGCATTAGTTCCATTTTCTAATATATCTTCTAAATTTATAGAAGCACTAACAATCCAATTTCCTTGTCCACTGTTTCTGCTTATAGTAGTACCAGATCCTAATATTCCTAATTCTGTTAAAGAACTATTTGAATAAAAGAAATACTCACCTGTGTTTAATAAATATGTTTGAGATTCAGCTTCTTCATCGTTACTGAACAACACATAATTTCCATCTGTTTTATCGTTAAGTACCCAATAACAATAATAAGAAGAATCTAGACTAATTTGATTTAATCTTCTTGTTGTTATTGTTTTTACACCTGAAAGTATATTTGATCTTGAAACTAATGCTGATATACCATCAGATATTGTTGAGTTCATTGGACCATTTAATTCAGAACTTGCTACGTATCTTGGTTCATCCTCTGTTCCAACATTAGTAAGATTTGAAGAAGAAGCTAATGATGCACCTATTGGAGTTATTTGATTATCTTCCATTGTAAAAGATGGATGAATAATATTTCCTTCTGCATATACATAATAATTATACACATCTAGAACATCGTCATCAGTTTTCCAATAAAATATTACATATTCATTCTGCTGTAATTGATAATCAGAATCAGCTGCTATCTTATTAAGAGTGTACCATTCGAATTTTACATAATTCGAATAAGATGTACCATTAATAAAATTCGGTGCGTAAAATTGTAAACTTTCATTTGTCTTCAGTTGATATTCAGAAAGATTATTTGTTAATGTTATATCAACACCACTCTTTACCTTATCAACTTCATCAACAACTCTATTATATAATTGATTAAAAGTATAATCAAATTCTCCGGCTTCCTCAAATAATGGAGTAACACCTGCTAAAACAGATTTAGCAAATACCTCATCTCTTATCTGAGTTGCAGTAGAAAGAGATACTATAACATTATCATTATTTTCTGGTGTTCCATTAATTGTGATTCCATACTCACTTAATGAAATTAAAGAACCATTTAATTTCCATCCACTATCATAAATTAAAGAATATGAAGAATAATTATCATAACCAATTTTCAATGTGAATGCTTGTTCATCAACAGATACTTCAAGAACATCTGCAACCCATTTACGCTTATCAAAACTTCCTGCAGGTGCATCTATTGCAGATATACATTTATATCTTACACCTTTATACTGACAAATTTCGTCTATAATATAACCTGAAGTATTATCATATTCTTGTGCGGCATAAATTATGTTTTTATAAACAGGTTCATAACTACTTTCAGTAATGTTGACTTCTTGAAATTGTGATCCATCAAAGTATACTGCCCATGTCTGATATTCTATATTATCAATAATCGCAGTTTTAATTCTCTCATCTGCACTTACAATTAAATCGTTAATTAATTCAAGAGTAATTGAATCTGAAAAATCTATTTTCTTTGCATTTAGATTATCAAAAAATGCTTTTCTAACATTTTGTGAAACTTCAGCTGCCTGTGAAGTTGTTAATTGATATTTTGTTATAATTCTACAATTGATTGGGTATTTATTTTTAAAGAAACAAACATGTGATGAAGATGAAGTTGCAGGTAGCAGATCTTCATAATCATGACTTATGCATCTTTGATCTTCTAAATAGTATTTAATAGTTTGCTGTGCTGAATTTGATAATAAGTTAAATGTATCATCAAAATCATATGAGGAATCAATTGAAGAAACATTTTCTAATAAATATAATTTTATACTGAATGCAGATAAAGTATCCTGCGGAACATCAGCAGTTATAACGCTACCATTATAGATTACTTCTTTATTTATATATTGCTGTTCTTGAACAGTTCTAATTGAATCTACTTCATTATCCAATGTCATAATTGAATACGTACATTGGATATCATTTGTTCTATCACAAACAAAACAATTTGACACTAAACCAGATCTAATTATATAATTAATATAATCTCTTAAAGTAACTAAGGTATCAAATGTTCCAATAACTCTTTTATAATTATGATACGCTTCATTTATAGTTTCTGGATTTGAACCACTTGAAGATGAAGAATAATTTGTTATTTTAACATTATCGGAATCAAGAACAATATTTGCTCCGCTAACATCTGTTAAATATAAATCGTTATAAAATTTTTCAAGCATGTTAATGCCAATATTACCATTAGTACCTGTAGATTTAATATATGTAATATTAACACCGTCTTTTATAACATTTTCTGCATCGTCAGGAAACTGAATATAACAAGTTGTTCCATCTTCAGATAACCCAAACGAATAATAGGTATTATTTAAAGATTCGACAGTTAAGTTATCTTTCTTAACCCAATCAGTATAATTATTCTGACCTACGTTAGTTATAAAGATTCCATTTTCAGCAACATCATAAGAATTAAAATATATTCTATTATTACTGTCTAGATGATTAATTCGAATGGTTGTTTCACCATTTATATCATAAGTAATAGCTATTCCTTGTATTGCTTTAAATGTTAAAAGATTTCCATTAAAATATAGATTTTGAGAACCTACTGCAAATTTATCATCATCCACTCCATCAGGAGATCCAACCAATGTATATATTACGGAATTGTCTGCATCCGACACCATAGTAAAAGCTGGTATGGTTACATAACCATCTTTAACATCTCCATTCCATTTTATTGAAACATTTGCAATAGCAGATTTATACCAACTCATTCTATATCCGAGTTGATCGAATAATTGTCTAGCATTCTTTTCTTGAGTTACTGATAATGGAAAACATTCAAGAACATTTTTATCTATATTATAATTTAACTTATCTGCTATAATCGCATTTAATTTTAAAAGCACTACACCTGGATCTGATTCATTAGACATCGAAGGATCCCATCTTGAGGTAAGTACCTTTGCTAAGTCAAGTAATTCAGGAAATATTGTCTGAAAATCTTTACTTGTATATGAAGTTGATTGAATAGGATTTAAAACATCACTCATTATTTATTTACCCTAATAAAATTATACTATATACAATATATACAATATTTACAACTCATTTATCTGGTCTTCACCAGTCATTAATTTAATACTATACATGTTTGTTGTTAAATCTAATGAATTTGTTGCTTTTATTTCTACAAATAAAGCTGTTCCGTTTCTTGATACCTTTATATCATTTCTTGTCAATTTCAATTGTGGCATGAATTGTAGAATTGCTGTATATATTTCATCAATTACTATATCATTTAATGCTGAGTTATTTTGGGCATAAAATAACTCCATTAATCTTGTTCCAAAATATGGATCTCCAAATAAAGAATTCTTCGATGATTTTAAAAGTAATGTTAAATTACTTAGAGTTGCTTTTTTATCGTCAACTGTTAATGTCCTTGAATTACTGAACATAACAGGATATGCTAATGATCTCATCTTTACACCTGATTTCGTTTATTTCAAATGAAAAATTATACAGTATCTTTTTTCGTTATTCTTCCATTAACCCATCTAATATATTATTTATTTCAGAAACATTCTGTATTATCTGTGGTAATGAATTTAAACTCTTTTTTGTATTTCCAATCTTTGTTGAATCAGGTAGAGAGGCATCTGAATCGGCAGATATGGAACTACATCTTATATCTATTGTGGATTCACTATTCTTTTTTGAATAAAGTAGACCTATAATAACTGGTGTTCCTAATTCATCATTTTCAAAATCAACCCATACAACATCACCTACCTGATAAGAAGGACTTATACCGGGCATCGTACATACAGGTGCTATAGGTAATTGATCTTTAGGTACTGCACCAGGAGTATTTTCTATTCTATGATATATGGGTATTCTTATCTTGTAAGAATACCCATTATCTTCAATTGATTCTATAAATGCTTTAACCATGATTAAAATTTTACTCCAAATGGATCATAAGCTGTATTTCCACCTGGAAAACCTATGAACTTATATTTAGATCCCATAGTGTTATAAACTATTGTAACATTAGGAATCCAAATAGAAGAATTATTTTTATTCTTTATTGTTGCTTTATCTGATATAACTGTATCATAAACAAGCAATTCTTTTATATCAGATACTGAATCATGCTCATTTGCGTTAGTCCATCTATTCCCATTAACAATTATATCTTTAACTAAATCAAAATGTTCTTTAGTTAAGGTATAACCATCGATGTCGGCACCAATGTAAGCTGAATTTTTTACAAATTTCTTTGTTCTGGAAGCAAACCAACTACTATTAATAAAATCGTAAGGATTTGAATAAGATTTACTTTCATCTGTTAAATTAGCGATCAGTGATGCTTCCCAAGCTACACCAACCATTCCAGATCCTTGTTCCGCAATACATCCAGCAGCTATTCCTAAAATCTGAGAATCTGATACTTGATAAGATCTTCCTTTTGATTTATTATTAGCATAAGAAGTAGAAGAATTTAAACCATAATTAACTGAATCATTTGATAACATGTCATCAGTGGTTGGGAAAATCTGTCCAGTATATCCTTCAAAGATTAGAGGTAACTTGCGTTTTAGTTTTTACAATGTAATCATTGTCTCCAGCAATTCTTAATAATGATAGTTTGGTTCTATATCCACTACCATCAATAGTATCAACTTGCTTTGTTATTACATACAACCCACTTGAAATATGACGCTGTCCAAAAAACAAAGCATTAACTCTAAGATATGTCATAAGCATTGCTGGTCTAACTAATCCTTTAATTCCTAATTCTGCATTAATAGGAAATTGAGTCATCTTAGTCCACCAAGTTTTTTGAGCTTCAGTCATTTCTTTATTCTTGGTTGAAGTTGCAACTGCTGGTGAATATTTTGTTATTAATTGACCTTCATTATTAATTGAGTAAGCATATTCAGTATTATTTATTTTTTCTGAATAATTATATAAGAGTGCCCACGAACTATTATTAACAATATTAAAACTTGTTACGAGATTATCAGTTGGGTATCCAATATCTACTTCATATGTGTCTGCTGTTGCAAGTGTCTTAGTTGTACTGCTAACCTTAGTTACCCTAAAATATGGTCCGTTTAATTCATTTTCTCCAAAAACATCATCATGAATTGTAAGATAATAAGCGGAATCTTTCAATGGACTTTCAGGGTCACTTGTATTAGAACACATGCATGTAACAAGATAATTTAAATATGATAGAGCATCCATTCCTTGTTTAGCTTCAATTTTAACAGATCTATCATCTGTTGCAATTAAGTTCAACATCCTTACTCTTGTCATATTTGACATTCCAGTAAATATATCTTGCAATCCATATTGACTATCTTGTAACATTTGATAAATAACATCGGATGGTTTAGCAACTCTTTCTGGAAATGGAAAATATCCACTTGCTAGAACTAATGAATTACTTGTACATTTTAATGTATATGTAATTCTTGAATTTGAAAAATCTACACTCTCTGCTAAATCAGTAATAATTGCTTCTTCTTCTTTATATACAAAAGTTGGCGAAGACCAGTCACCGTAACTTATTTTAACAGCACCATAACCTACTGTACTGAATATTCTATCTAATAGATTTGGATCATCTCCAGCTTGTATTTGATAAATAAGATTTATTGTATATTGATTAACTTGACCGTTGATCTTCTCTACAGTCATTGATTGAATGTAATTTGGATAATTTACATTAAGTCTTGTATCAATGAGTTGTTTTGAATATGTTCCAAATTTATAATCACCTACAGTTAAGATAATATATGGAGATTCAACTAAACTTGGATAACTTAATAGGTTTGCAGATCTTACTCTATCTAAATTAGTTTCATCAACAGTTCTAATCTCATCACGTTCAATTTCTGTTGTAACTGTCTGATATGCTAATTCAAATGTGGCATCTAAAAATCCACCATTAAAATGTTCTCCGATAGCCGATAGTACAGATGGGATATCTGTAAGTGCTTTGCCAAAGGCGTTAGCAGAATCAATAAATTCTTGAATTGGAGCAATTAATCCACTAAAAGCTCCGCCGATAGCAGATCCAATACCTCCTAATGTATCAGTAACACCATTCCATATAGTAGATGCTGCTCCTTTTATATTTTGTGCTAAACCTTCAACTGAAAAACCTTCTGCAATACTATCAGACTCTAAAACACTTCCACCTGTATAAGGTGTTAAAGATCCAGTTCCAGTATATTTAGGTCTTCCAAACCAAGAAATATTTCCATTCTCATCTTTATGTGGTGTAGAAACTGTTATTCTATGACTCTTTGTATAAACTCCATCTCCATTCCAGTCTGAACCGGAACTTCCTTGTGGTGAGGTGTTTCCTTCTATTGTATTTATCGCAATAGTAGATCTATCAGAACTAAGAGACGCACTAATGATAATTCCAACATGACCTCCACCAGATCTTTTTCTCCACCAGATATCTCCTGGTTGAGGACTATCAACTATCTGACCAGCATTCTGGAAAGAGTCTTTCTGAGACATGGTTGATGATGTAGTTGAATTATTACATAAAAGATAGGATGCACCTTCTTTTCCATAAGCTTGAATAAAACACCAATCAACAAAAGTTTGACACCATGCATCACCAAAAGAATGACCCATATCTCTATGATATTTGGTATAATTACCACTTCCAGTATTAGCATGTTTATCATCAAGTTGTGAATTAGAAGATTTTTCTTGATATCCAACTTCACCTTGTGCAACTGTTAGAACTGACTGTACTAAATATTGAGCCATTTTTATTCCTTATAATCTATCAATGAAAGTATTGGTAACTTTATATAACTACCTACTCTTAATTCTTTAAATGGATCTTGAATTCTATTAAAATCACAAATTACCCAATAATAAGTAGGATCGTTATAACAATCTAACGCAATACTATCAATCGTATCATTTTTCTTAATTCTATATAATTGATATGCGGTGTTATTCTTAAGATGATTTGTTGTACCATACATATATTTATTATCCAAAGTATTATAATAAAATGGAAAATTCGCATATCTACTTAATCTATTATATGCTCTTAATTGTTTATCTTTTAATACATCCATTATCTTATACCAAACAAATCATTAATTCTATTAAGACTTGTACCTGTCAATGTTGATGATGTAGCAGGTGCCCAAGAATTTCTATCTCCAAGATCCATACTAAGTCCTCTAAAACTTCCGTATTTCATAACATCATCTGCACTGTATGGCGCAACTTCTAATAAACCAAAATCAATTGCTACTCCAGCATATTTCTTACTTGACAAAATTGGATAAGAATATGTTACACCAACATTACCATTTACAACACCTTTAATGAAGATATCGTTACCTAATCTTAAAGAAACTAATGGAGGGTTTACCATCTTACCTGTAGTGCTATATGATGGAAGTGCTGCAGCCTGAATTTCTCTTGCCATTATATCAACATAATCATCTCCGTCTTCTCCTGATATTGGAAGATTACTCTGCTTATAATTTAACTGCCACATCATATCTCTATGAAGATCAAAATGAACCTGAACAGTTCTTGGTCCTGAATTTTGATATGAATAAATTGGAGCTGACCTTGATAATGGTGTTGATTGTGCAAAAGATATTGAAATAGAATCATTTACACTATCTGCATATGAAGGAAGTAAAATTAGAACACCATTTGTTCCTTTTATGTTTTTAACATGATGTAAAAATATATAACATTCAGGATCGGGTAATAAATAATTATGATTTACTGCATATGTTTCATTTGCCATATCTTATCACCTGCTATATCCATTAAATATCTGTTTCATTAATAATTTTTCTGTGTCTTTATCCACGAAACCATTTAAGTCTAAATTCTTAGTACCTTTTGCTGATGTGCTAAAATCATACAACATTGATCTTAAATAATTATTCCAAACACCTGGAGTATAACTATCTGCATTTAAGTAAGGTAGCAATTCTTGTACTAATTCAACATTTTCATATATAACATCATGAGTATTAATAACATTCCATAAAAGATACTCTATTAATCTATTGCTATATACGAAGTTCATTCTTGAATTAAATTGAAGTAAACTTAAATTTGAACAGAAAATTTTATTTAGTTCGTAATCGTGTAATTGCCATATTTCTGAATTATTTACAATCTTCTTACTATATGTATCTGAATACTCACCTTCTAAAATAACTATCGAAGAATTAAAAGATGAAGGTACCTGAATTAATAAACATAGATTTCTTTCATACTGTTGAAAATATGCACAATCAATTAAAGAAGAAGAAAAATTATTTCCAGTTGAGGTATTCTGAACTTCAAATACAATAGGAGATTTAAAACTTGTTGAACTATAATTCTGAATATAATCTCCATAAGAATGAAGCACATCTGTCATTGCAATATCATCTTCAAAATCTTGTTTAAAAACAAGTGGAATTTCATTATTAAATAATGCAGGACACAACCACACCTCTGAAGGACAGTCAAGTGCTATTGTATATTTTTGATTATATTTAATCGGAACTTTTAATATTTTAAAAGTATTTGTATAATATTCTTCAAATCCATCATCAGAAATTCTAAAATTAGTAATATAATTATCACTGTACATATTATAATATGGCATTAAATCAATACCTTTTACATCTCTTAAACATCTTAAAAATTTTCCAAGATATTCATGAGTTTCCATATCGTAATATCCAGAATTAGATTCATAGTTTTCAGTATATTTATTATAAAGTTGACCAAACTCATATGATCTTAATACTCTGTATGATGCGGTTTGATCTTGATATTCTTCGAACGAATCCTCAAGTATTAAATTACCAGAATCATTAATATTAAAGTTATACCTTTCCATTAATACTTCATCTGTTTCTATTAAATCTCCAGGATCTTCTATACTGAAAGAATAATTCTGATACAGTTCACCCTCTTCGTTAGCTGTAGTCTGAATTAGATGCCCATCACTATTTATATTAAATCTAAAATTATCTAATATTTCACTTGTTCCATAAATCTGAGGTTGTGTATATTTACCACCTATGTAGCCTGTCTTAGTACATTTAATTACATTGGTTTCATACACATAAATAAAACCTTCAATAATAAAAGAACCGATATGAACAGTATTACATATAGGTAGATATGTATTCTTAAGTAAATTTTTTATAAATTTACTCATTATTGAATTATTAAAATATTTCTGCATTATGCATTCCTCATACTACTCATACCAGAAAAAACATCACCACTGACTGAAACATCCATAGTTGAGTAAACTCTGTCTCTAATAGATTCAAGAGTTGCAATATGTAGATCAAGCTGACCTTGTTCCTCTACTTTTGCTAGAGACACTCTAATTGGAGTTGTCTGTTTTTCAAATAACTCTGAATACAAATCATTTATATCTCTTGAAAGTACATTTTCTTGAGACATAACATTCTGAGCAGTTGCTGATTGATATTCATCTTGTTGTTGGAAAGTGGTTAAATTAGCATCAGAAGCTGTAGTAGAGATAATATCTGAATCAACATTATCTAATCCAAGAACTTCGAAACTTCTTGCACGACCACCGTGAACTCCTCCACCAACACTATTATAAACAGTTGAGGCTCCTCCATCGTGTCCTTCATAAACGCTTGAATCAATATCGTCTACTGATAGACCAACAAAATAATCCTCTTCCTCTTCTGGGAAGACATTTTCTAATCTGTAAAGATTAGAAGATTCTGACATTCCATATTGAACATCTTCTGTGGTATTTGAAGAGGAAACATTTGAATATGATGATCCGCCTCTTGTAAGAACTGTTTGATAATTTGAAAAAACATTACCAAGTGAAGAATCTCCAGACCTTAATATCTCCCAAAGATTAGCTGGAATACTGAACAAATCATCTTTAAACATTACAAGAGAAGCTACACCTGAAATTAAATTTAAAAGAGTGCTTTCTCCAAGAAACTGTTCTCCAATTCCTTTTAAGGTGCTAACCAATTTCCATGCCGCATACTTTTCTTGATCATCTGCTATACCCATAGCAAAAGAAAAAACTGCATTATCAAGTGCTGTTTGAACTTGTTCTGATAAATGATATCTTGTAGGTAATATATTAGTCATGATATTATTTATCTCAGTTTCAGCTCCTTGTTGAGTAACAGCAGCATTATATAAATTAGAAATATCTTCCATTGTTAGATTAGTTATTGCCTTCCAATCAGACATTTCTAAATTAAGTATATCACCCCATTGAGATTTTACAACCTGACTACTTGTATTAGTAGCAATATCTTGTAAATACTCAACCATTGATTTCATTAATTTATTAACATCGTCTGCTACTAATCCTGTTGTCAATATATTAGAATAACTTATACCAGCTCTGTTTGCAGCTAATGCTAAAAGTGTCTGTGCCTGGGAACCATTAAGTTGATTTATATCTCCAGTACCCAATAAATTAACAGCATTAGCAATTCCAGTAATTGCATTAGAAGACATACCAACTGAATATAAAGCACCCAACCATTTTTGAACAGCAAAAGCAAATTGAGTTGATTGATCTGTATTTAATTGTGTCGATAAAGATTCAGAAATTGCTGAATATACGGTATCATATAATCCACTATCGTTTAAATAACTTGAATCTTTAAATACCGTATTTAATAATCTTTGCAACGCTGCTTCAGAACCCATCTGAGCCAAAGTAACATCAGCTTGTTGCAATCTTATCATTCGTGTTAATGTACTATCTAACGCATCAAATGTTGGTACTAATTTATCATTCAAAGTTAATAATAAAGCTCTTTGTTCCAGATTATAATCAATTCCAGATTGAGTAAGTTTAACAACATTTTCAATCATTTGTTTTTGATTAATATAAGGAGAAGCCTTTATGTCACTTCTGATATTATCTACTAATCCTGTAAATGTGTATCCTTGATCTTCAAGCCCATATAAACGTGCATTTACTTTACCAACATTTTCAACAAAGATGGATGTTGCCGAATCAACACTTTTATTTAAACCGTCAATAATCTGTGAAGATAATCCAGCAATAGTGCTTATTGCCGAGCTAAGATAAGAAAACAATCTCATTCTAAAATCAGTATTTCCACCTGATTTTTCAATACTTGAAACTATTTGTCTGGAAATAGGATTTAAAGATTCGTCGATTGTTTCTTTTAATCTTCTATATTGTTCTTCAGTTATTCTACCTTCGTTCTTTTCTTTATTTAAGATATATAATTGTCTTGAATACTCTTTAAGTTCTCCAGAAGACTTATTAAAATTTTCGTTGAAATCTTTTGTTGATTGAACAGGACTGGAAAACAAATTTCTTGCTTCCTTAGCTACTTCTGCTCTCCTTTTTGCAATTGAATATGATTTTTCTAATTCTTTGTTATCTTCTTCTATTCTTTGTCTTTCAGTTTCTGTAAGAGAATTACTTTCAAGAAGAAGTTTATTTTGTTGTTGAAGAAGATTTATTCTTTTTAGTTCTTCTTCAGAACCTTGTATTTTATCTTGAATATTACGTAAACCAAATTCATGAATTTCTTGTTCTCTGTCAACAACCCGTTGAAGATTGACAATTCGTTTTCTATCCTCAACTTCTTGTTTTCTAGATTGCTCATCAACAAGATTAATTTCTTCCTGTCTTTGATTTATGATAGAATTCTGTAAATTTAATTGAGTTTGCAACAGACGATTTATTTCTTTAAATTCATCAGAATTAGGTTCTAAAGAATTTAATCTTACTTGAAGTTTATCAATCATTTGACTAACTTCATCGAACTGTCTTTGATATTTATTTTTTATATTTCCAATATCCCTGTTCCAATTTTCCTGACGTTGCAATTGCTGCCTCGTAGAAATATCAGATAATATATCTTTACTGTAAGGCATTTATAATCACCTATTTCTTTTGTTGATTTCTTATCTTTTCCATCGCTTCATATTTTTTCTGCAAATCATCTCGTATAAACTGAAGAAGAAGAATTCTTTCTGTAGGAGAAATTGAAGCAGTTTCTCCGTAACTTGTATTTATATGAGTTGAAATTAGATATCTTTCCTTAACAATATCTTTAAAGCGCTCTGGGGCATAAGGTTTATTTTCAGATGTCCAGCGCGGGTCGAAAAAATTCATTAGTAATAGAAAGATTACCTTTATGTTCAAGACCACACATATCACAAATAAAATCTAATCTATTATCAATTCCAATCATTGAATTAAGTTTGTCAGAATAATTAGCAATAATGTTAGTATCCTTCATTGGTAAATTTCTAATGAATTCTTCTAACTTTGCTTCATTTATCTTTTTACCATCAATCTTATCAATGACGCTGCTTATAGAATATATAATTGATGCATCAAGGGTCTTGTCACCAGTCTTTCTTTTAAACTCTTTTAATCTATCTCTAATATTATCAAGCATTTTCGGAGTTGTCATTTTCAGTGTTATCTTTTTCTTTGAAACTGGCAAGGTAACTTCTTTATATTTTTCTACTTCCTCAGAATAATTCTTAACAACTAAATCTTCTAGATTTATCTTGCTTGATTGAGTTGTTCTACAATAAGGACAAGTTGTCTGAATTGAATATTCTGGTCCATATGTAACAATTCTAAGTTTATATAATAAAAACTGATAGTCTCCTAAGCACATATCATAAGAAGAAATTGGAGGTCCTTGAACAATACAGTCATCAATAATAGAGCACAAATTCTCATAAGGATGATCTGTTGGGGACAATCTTCTCATTTCTTCCGCAGTTGTCATACTGCGAAGCTGTACTCGAGAGTCTATCAGTTCCGAATAGACTTTACCTTCACTCGGTAAAGTAAAAAATTCTGCAATTGTGTAATCTTTTTGATTATTCATTCTTAACCTCTTAAAATTTATCATTATACATATAAATATATATACAATAATATCTGATATTTTATCGTTTGGTTATAAATGAAAAATCAATGAGTTATCTTAATTAATTATTTAATAATATATCTTATATTTCTCTTTTTCTTTAAAATATTCTGGACACCCACAACATGATTGCTGAGTTGAAAAATCACACCCGTGTTTTTTACAAAATTCTTTCATTGGATTATAATTAGAAATTTGATCTTTTAAATACTCAGTCTTTTCTAGAATATTCTTAATCTGGTTCATCTTGCAATTCATCCTCTAATTCATCATATAAACTATCAAAGTCAAATTCTTGCTGACCTTTTATATTTTCTGATGGCCTAAATCTATATTCATTTCCTTTTTGGAATTGTCCTCTGGTAGAGGCCCACTTATTAGCAGTACTGACAATATCATCATCAGAATTTGTAGTAAGATCATCTGTATTAAACAAATCTTGTTGATACGGTTCTTCATATGGTTTATCATATAAAGCTGGATAAATTACAGTTGCATATAATTGTGCATAATACTTCTCCATATAATTAATGTAATTTCTAATTACATTACCCGTTCTAATTAACCATGATGTATTAGCTAAAGCAATAGCAATATGTTTACAACCGCTACCTTTAGTATCGTTTGGATTTGTTATATTTGAAGGTCTGTCTTCTTTTTCCCCAGCAATAGCATCATTCTTTGAGAGCCAGAAAGCTTGTCTAAATTGAAAATCAGGACAAGTACATCTGACATAAACATTTTCACTATTGAATGCTTTTACCAATGCTCTTGTAATACACCTTAAATTAAGTTCATTGTTTGTTTGTTTTAGTTGTTGTCTTAACTCTTTTAAAAATCCACTAAATGATATTCTTACTATGTAATCGTCAGTTTCTCCATGAACTTCTAAATTTACATCTAAAATATCATCTTTAAACAACTTGTTCATATCAAGTCTGTTAAGTTGATTAACAGAAGTTCCTAATTTTGAATGAACTCTTCTTTCGTATCTGTTTCTGCCACGTTGACGATTCCATGGTACATAATTATCACCACGTTTATTTTTAGCATTCATTTGAGAACGATTTACTTCATATAATATTTTTTTCATACTTAATCATCCTCAAAATAAATATCGTCTTCTTCAACTTCACAATCTTTAAATTTTGGACTCTTTTTTAAAAATAATTCAGTCTCTGGATAATCATCCTTATTATTACGACTATTAGAAGTCCAAAAAATATATAAGGGCAATGTTCTATTCCAATTTACATCTTCCTTATTTATAATGGTGGACAATAATAAATTACCAGCTAATTCATTACTTTGATAATACAATTCTGGGTCTGTAGTCCAATGTATCCCTACATTATTGGCATCTACACCAAATGTCTCTGGGCTTGAATAAAACATTTTCTCAGATATTGTTAAAGAACGATACACCTTCATAGGAAATTGTAATGAGTTATACCATTTTTTACAATTTTTAAAAGAATTTTCTTTTATTCTCCAAAAGGCAAGTTGAGCAGATTCCTCATCTTTATAAGAATTTAATAAAGAATTATAAGTTAATTCTTTTATATCTTGTACAGTTGGAAAACTTTCTCTTAATATTTTCATTTGTAAATTAAATCCTATTTACCATCTGTCCTCGAGTCATTGATTCTAGTGATAATTTTTTTGACGTTAATTCATCAATTTTGTTTTTAAGTTTATCAAGTAACCCTGTATTTCTTATGTCTTTAAACAATTGATTTCCTTTTCCAAATTCTCCATCACAGGCAATAGAATTATGTCTTATGAGATAGATTGTGTCGACTGTATTAATAACAGATTCCAGATTATCTGAATTAAGTACATTATTAATATGATTTACCCACTTCTCTACTTCTTTAGAATTATCATGTTGTTTAAAATTTTTAATTGGTTTTGGCTCTTTTATCCATGCATCATCGCATACAGAATATATACCATTTGAAGTTACACCTGATCTAATATCCTGTACATACATTTCAACCTGGAGTCCTCTTATTTCTATATCGAACTTTCTATTATAAGAAGATTTTTTGGAATCGTATAAGTTCTGTAATAATTCTGTTTCGGGTGTAATAACTTCATAATTTGATATTATGTGAACATCGATATCAGATTTATCAGTATAATTATAAGAAGCATTTGATCCAACAATTTGAACATCAACAATTTCAATTGGAACTTCTATATAATCTTCGAAATGCTTTACAATTTCTATAATTTTATCTTTTACTTCTGGTAATAATTTTTTAGTAGTTATATCCCAGATCTTTGGATTTAATGTATCGTGTATTTGAATTTCTTCATTAAGTGTTTTCATTCTTTTGTCCACAAATATTTCTTAGAGCCTGCACTATATATTCTTGCTTGTGCATTACTTTTCTGCTTTAATGACTTTGTAAATGAACTCTGTTTACAAAGTTTAATATATCTATATTTAATAGTTTCTTGACTATATACTTTCTGACATATACTTTATTATCTAATCCACCAATGGTAGATTTTATAATATTAATTATTATGTTTTTTACTTATATTTTGTTTGGTTTCTTTTTAGGTACGACATCATTTTTAGTAGAATATTTTCTGTTGTACCATTTGAATATAATTTCGATCTACGTCTAATCATATAAGCTTCTTAGATTGGTAACGGTGTGCCTACCAAGTTACCAATCTAAGTTACTCATACTTTAAAAACATCTAACACTATATATTATACAATACTAAATGGTATTTGTATATAATTATTATTCAATATCTGAAGTATCAGGCATTGCTTTATCATACTGAATGGTACACTGAATCTGATTAACGCTATTAGCATCTGTATCATAAGTAGATTCAGACAAAGATGAAATCCAGCAACCATATAATTTCCAAGTTCTTACAAGTTGGAAATCTGGAGTATACTCAAGCAGGTAGCAGTCATGTTTATAATCCTTAGCTAAACCTACTTTCTCTGTTCTCACATTGTATGATTGATTTTGCCATGCCATTAAAGCCATCTTAGCATCAGTTCCAATAAAATCATTAATTACAAGCTGACCTGCTTCAAATGATGGAACACCTGCATATTTAAGTGTTGAATTTCCTCTTCTAACTTCAATTACATTTTGTGTAAAATGAGGAACTGAAGTAGACTTAACTGAAAGTCTGATAACACTTTCTGGATCTGATAAATATGCATTTTGATCTGATGTATCAAATCCTGCCTTAAGAATTGTTGTACCTAATCCAGTTACCATGAATTCAAAGTTATTTAATCTTTGTGGTTCATACATAGCTGGATTTTCAGCCATGTGATATGTACCATGTGGTATGGTAGAAGGAGTATTAATTGTTGAAGCTCTATCTACTCCATTAATAACAATAGACATATTTTAATTCTCCTTTAATTATTCTTCAATGATAACTTCATCGTCTAACAGTAAAATTCCAACATTTACTGATTCAACACCATAAGTTGGATAAAGTACAATCTGGCATTGTAATTTTGTTTTATCAGTTGATGGAACTTTTAACAATTTATAATTCTTTAATCCGCTTGCTGAAACCATTGTGTCAAGAAGTTCAGCCATGCTTGCTTTGAACTTAGTCCATAATACATCATTATTTACTTCAAACATAACAAGCTGAGCAGTCATGTAAGCCTGCTTTTTAACTTCTGAAACAAGATTTCTAAGATTAAGGAATGTAAGTGCAAATCCAGTTGATGCAGTTGTATATTGCTTTAAGGTTCTATTTCCCCATATGGTATATCCATAAGGTCTAATATAGGTAATAGCATTTATACAAATTGTTGGATCGCTTGAATCAGTTGTGTATCCATACTGATAAGATTCTGCTATTCTATTTGTTAAAATTCTATCTGTATGAGTTGATTTAACAATAGTTGCAAGTCCTCTTGAAACACCTGCTACAGTTTGCCAAGACTCATTAGTTTTTAATGAATTTGCTAAGGTGCTTAAATATACAAAAGATGCAGGCATAACATAATTGTTAGTACAATTACACCATGGAGTAAACATAGTAGCATATTCGGAAGCTGGTAAGTTAGAATTAATTACTGAACCACTTCCTTCTAATGGTCTGTGAGGATTATCTGTGTGATCGATGAGTGCAACACAATCTCCTCTCATCTGTGCTACGTTTATTACTTGTGAAGATAAAGTTGATGCTGATATATTTGTATACTCGTGACATGGATATCCACCAGTTGTAATAAATTTAATATCATATGTTCCTTTATCTAAAATTGGTGAATCAACTGATCCATCAAAAATCGAATATAAAGTAGTATATGCTTTTGATACAGTAACATCATAATTAGCTGAAGTATTATCTGTAACATCATTCATTCTCTCATAGATAATTGTTAAACCTTGTGAAAGAAGATTTAAAGCATATATATAAGATGGATCTGGATCTCCAGCAGCAAACCATTCTACAGTTGAATAATCCTCTGAATCAGTGGAATCAAGCGGAATAGCAGCTTGTGGGAATCCTGCAGAAGTTGCAGCCACATAATACGGATAATTCTGTGCTACTTTGAAGGTAGCAGGTTCTGTACCAAACAATGATCTAAACTGAGAAACAGAATAGCAAATTTGTGGAGTACCAACAGCTGCAGTAGCACCAGGACCAGCAAATCCTGGAATGTACACTATATTATTCTGTTCAAAACTACTTCCATTAGTGGTTAAATCAGTCTCACTAATAATTATTCTATTCATTTAATCTCCTTAAATATTTTCAAGTAGTTGTATCATCTTTAAAAGTTAAATCCAAATCTTCGGTTACAACATCAGTATCTGAAGATACAATTACCAATCCACCTTCTAAGGTTAGATATGGTTTTAATCTTGTATCCCACAGATAAGCATCAACAAGAGATATTGATAAAGATAATCTTGTAAATTGTCCTACAACCATTCTTTCTGGTATTGCTGAATTATCTTCTACTGTAGAGGATATCTCAATAGAACAATTATGGACTATATTTGAACCGTGATAAGGAATAGTTATCTGTAATTCTGGATAATTAATTAAATTGAATACTAACTCTCTCATATATGCATCAGCTTCTCGATATTTTCTAGCATACACATTTATCTGATACTCAAGTTGAATTGGTATTCCATTTAACTGCAATGTATAGCGTTCTCCATTGTCATTGGTGGTAACATATCTACCATCATATGTCAATGGTCTTTTATTTGTATTGATTATTTGATAACCACCCGGTCTTACTATTGTAATTATAGGAAGCTCGATTGGTTTATCTTTTTTAGTATCAGCAATTATTTCAAATAACTGTCTGGTTTGTTCAGGTCCATAAATATGAACATTTGTATTCTCTGTCCACCTATTAAATTTTTGAATTATTGCTGAATCATATAAATAAGCAGACAATTTTAAACCCCCAAGATATACATATTATATATATCATATATATGATTATTAAAATATCCAAACATCTCAGAAAATATAGGATAAGGTTTTACAAATAAATTTCCATAGTTGATTAAATTAACTATGTCAATAATTCTAATAGTATCTAATCCATATATTTTTAAATCAGGGTTGACAGTTACTTTTACTCTGTTTGCCGACCTGTATATATCAAATCTTAATGTTTGAATTGCTACATAACATATTTCTTTTAAATCTATATGTTTAATATATATAGATTTAAAAATTGGATCACTATTTACAAATAATTGTAGTTGATTTAACTTTTCTGGATTTAAATTACTACTCATCCAAAAGTACATTTTATCAACTAAATATTTATTGAAACCTTCATCTATAAAATTAAGAATTAACTGCATTGAAATGATCAATATCTATAGTTTCAAAATCATCTTCTCTGTTCAGTAAATTGAAACTTGTATTTTCATAATCATAATTGGTTTCCGGTAAGAAATTATCTTGATACTCAGGTATGAGTTCACAAGTAATTGAAGCAGGATAAACAATACTATTTGTTAATCTAACAACTCTAAATAATCTACCTTTTGAATTATCCAATCCACTTGGTATCACAAACATTGCACCTTGTTGCAATCCAGGAAGATCATAATCAACATGAATTATCGATGAATTTTCTTGAAGTTCCGCTACCCAACCAATTTTCTTTAGAGTCTGTTGATTTGGATGTTCATCAAAAATAACACCAACTTTTATAGCATTATTGTATAATGCTTCTAATTCTCCATATTGAGTGTAATGTTTACTTTCTGGTTTAGGTGGTATATAATAGACATAAATGCCAATCAACTTAACCATTTCTTTAAAATAATGTCTATGTAATTTTATGGAGTTGTGTAATAACAAACCATATTTATTATCCATTTCAATCATTTTCTTACAGTTCCATATAATCTAACTGACTTACCATCTGAATCTTTTTGTCTATAATTATAATTTAAAGACTCAGTCATAAACTTCTTATCTTTTAAATTACCAGTAATAGTAAATGCTTTTCTTCCTTTGGTAATTTGAGTATTCTCTCCGATGAACTTCATCTTTCCTGATTTAGTTACTTTATAGGATTCAAATACAAAAGATGTACCTCTCTCTTTTCCAGAGTTAAATTTAATAATTCCTTCAACAAAAAGCTTATTATTCTTTCTGGTGATATTTTTAGTCTTATAAGACTCTACATTCTCATAAACTCTTCTGAGATAAGATTCACCAAGTTCATCGAAAGACTCTTCATCGAATTCATCAACATCTACGTCTACTTGATCTTCAACATCTGATTCTGTATCTTCAATTTCATCTTCCTCTGGTTCCTGGTTATCTGAAATTTCAATAGCATCCTCTATGTCGATAGGAGCCATTGTTTCTCCTTCATTAGTCTTTGGCTCAGTTGTTATTGTAACTTTACCAGAATCAGTAGAATCCATAGACATTACTTGATCGTCAGTTTCAATAGTTGCAGATTGAAAATCTTCTTCTAAACATTCATCAGTATCTTTAAGACTATTTTGAATAGCATTACCAGCTAATGCACCAACTATAGGATGACCTACAGCTCCACCTAATAAGCCACCTGCAGCTGCACCCAGAAGTCCTTCATCACATGATTGAAGATGTTTCTTTGATTCTCTAATTAAATTCTTATCCCCACATTCATCGATATCAACTTTTGTATCAACTTCAGCTTCAAGATTTCCATCACCGTCTTCATCAGTAATTGTCACTTCTTCAACTTCCTCGTAAGGAACAATCTTACCAATTACTTTATATCCGTCTTGTGAAAAACAAACTGGACACTCTTCGTCAATATTGCAACAACCTGATTCATTATCAATTTTAATTTCTGATGGATCTTTATAGAACTTAGAATGACAGATGCAACATTCAGTAACAACTTTTCCAACATAAGAATCTTCTATATCGTCCTCTGTATCTGCCTGGACATCTATAATATCAATTTCATCTGACAATTCGTCAGTGTCTATAAAATTTCTTAAATCAGCAGAATCCATTGCAGAACTGATATTAAAATCTTCTGACTCAAGTAAATTTAATTTTTGAAATGCTTCGTTTAAATTCATTTCATTCTCCTTGTTAATCTATTCCATAAGTTAATTGAGTATTCTGCCTCAAATAATCTTGTAATGTCTGATATTCACTTATACCTTCTTGTAAGATCGTCTCTCCATCTTGTGTCCATAAGGCATTAGATTGAGTATATCTTGTTCTTATTCTTCCTAAGGTAATTTTAGTTAATGCCAAAGACATTTGAGTAATAACATCAATCCAAAAATCAGATTTCACTTCTTCTACATCATCATATTTAGGAACATATTCAACAGTGATATATTGAGGTGTTCCACTTGAAATATTTACATATAAACAATTACTTGCTCTATCAAAAACAAAAGCTAAATCAGTTGATGTAGTATTTCTTATCTGAAGTAATGTATTCCAAGAAAGATAATTGTAAACATAATCTTGAAAATTATACATGTTACCAGTTCCAGACAATAATTGCCACTGTGCTACTTGCATAGGATCCATAGTAGTAGAATTTCCATTACTTGTAAATCCTTCTGTTCTGTAAACTCTGGAAACTGAATTAACTTTTATTTGCTTACCATTTGTATTTTCTTTATTTGAAAAATCAATACAGTTCTGAAATGGAATTGTGATGTAATTAGTATCGCAGATATATCTTTGTACTTCTCTTAAAGCAGAATTTATAATTCTATCAAGTGTTGAGTCATCAATTTCCATTTCTAATAAATAGCCAGTAAGTTTCAATTTTATTTCATCTCTGTATTCCTGAAGTGTCATTTACTTACTCCTATTTAAATTTATCAATATTGGAGGATATATTAATATATCCTCCAATATATAATAATTATACAATATTATTCGTTACCTTTAACAATATCAGTTCCATCAACTTTAATAACAGTCTCATTTGATGGCTTCTCAATAACTATGTCAGGTGTTCCAGTAGTAGGAATCTGATTTTTATTATTGACTTCAATATTTAATTTTCCATTTTTTTCATAAATAAACATGTTTATATATTCTCCTATTTAAAATATATTAAATTCCAAATGTAGCAAAAGATCTTAAAATATCAACACAACTATCCATGGTATCGATAGTAGCTTCATCAAAGAATTCATTCCATTTAGACATTGGATCATCAAGATATGATCCTAACTCTTCTTGAAAGTCCATTAGATCATTAGCAATCTTATTTGCTCTTAATTGTATTTTAGACTGAACAGCTTCTCTTAATAAACTTTCTTCTTTACGAAGAGCTTTATTAATTCTTCCTTGATACCTATCTAATTGGCCTGCATGATAAGATCTATCTGTTTCCTTCCTTCTTTGAATTTCTGCAATTCTGTCTTGAAGCTTTTTTATCTCATCATCTGCAGTTGAATCAATATTACCTAAGTTATTCTTGTGATAATTCCTGCTCCAAAGATCATTCTTCATCTGATTATAATTTCCCTGCATTTCAGCATTTTGAAGCTCTCTGTCTCTTTCTAAAGCATTAACTCCACCTTGATGTCCATAAGTATTTGGAGATCTTTGACCACTCACATATTTTCTAGCTCTGTCTGCAAGATTTATTTTATCATTAGACATACCTGAAGGACCTTGTGAGTGATATCTCCTACCATAATATCTACTTCTTCCTTCTGAATCATCATCTTCGGAACGAACAATAGCATTACCCCATGAACCTGGAGTATTAGGAACTATCTTAGCATTATCATCTCTTTTAAGACCGTATTTATCAAGAACTTTCTTTTCTTCTGGTGTAAGTTTAGCATTTGATCTTTTTACAGATTTATTATATATACTTCTAAGAAGTTCAGAGTCAGCTCTATCTTCATCAGACATTTCTGCCTCATTTAAAGAATTTAATTTTTCTCTTAATTTATCTGTATCAACACATTCAGAGAAATTTTCTTCATTTCTACTTTCTTCATTTGAATAGAACTCTTTTGCTTCTTCTTCTGAAATATAATTAATTTCTTCTGGCTCTGAAGTTTCTTGATTTTCGGCTTCAACTACAACATTTCCATCTTCATCTATTTGAACATCAAGAAGTTTGTATGTTTCATCACCGTTAGTAAAAAGATCTCCTACTTCAATTTCATCTGTTTCTTTTTCAATTTCCTCAGATTCAACAAGATATCTTCTGTTAAATCCTTCGTTTAACATTTTTAGATTATTCATTTATCAATTTTCCTTTAAAATAAAAAAGATGTAGTATATAAACTACATCTAATCAGTTATTATCAATATATAATACAATAATTATTTATTTTAAAATAATATTAAACATCTGAAGGATCGAAATCTATCATTTCATCAATTTCTTCCTTCGCTTGTTTGACTGTATCTGCTTCATACTTTATATCTCTTATAAAGAATAAATCAGTATCCTGATAAAATATATATTTTCCAGTATCACTATCAAACTCAATAATAAAAGATCTGTATTTCATAAAACACCTTTCTTAAAAAGAATGTTATAAATTATCAATTTCATTCTTTGCTTCTTCTATAGTGTCAAAAAAAGCATCTATTCTAATTGGATCCTCTTGAATAGTTATTCTATACATATCTGTATTTTCTACATATATAATATCATAACCTTTATAATTCATACTTCAATTATACCCTCTTTAACATATCTAATCATTACTTTGATATAAAGTAGAACCCAATTATTCCAACTCATTAAATCTAAATAATCAAAATCAATTTCATTTTTAGCGTAGAAACTTTCCAACCATACTCTAAAAGAAGAATCCTTTACATTAAGAGACTTATAAAAATTATACAGAGAGTTTTTATATTCCAAAGATGTAATATCTTTTAATGGTTTCTTATCATTTGGTAATCCTATTGACGAAGTCCATCTATCAAAAGCTTCAATTACTTCATTGTATCTATCTATTAATTCAGCACTATTCATTTTTAAGAATCTATTTTCTTGTCCGTCATCATATATTTCTACGTTAAAAGTATTAGCTGTTAGAAACAGCTTGCAACCTAATGTCTTACAGGATTATTATACGATATTTTTATTTAATTGTCAACAATAAAAAAGAGGAGTTACAGGTAATGTAACTCCTCTGAAAACATTAAGTTAATCAGTCAGTAATCTCACCTGCTACAATAAGGTCTGAATTCAGAACCTTAAGATCGTACAGAGTTGACCAACCTTGTGATGTACCACCATCAGCATACTGAAGAAGCTGAGTAGGAACAATAGGCATGTAAGGTGCATACACAGCAACTGAACTCATTAAGTCGTCACCGTTAACACCAACTAAATATCTGTTTGCAGCAATTGCTGGTGAAACAAAGACCTTTAACCCATTGAGGGTACCTGCAAAATATGGACCGTTGATTGATCCAGTAGGAGCTGCGTTCCATCCATCAATAAATGTAAGGATAGGAATAATATTAGATGCAACTACCATATAGTTAGGAGCAACATTAATCTTTAATATGATTCGCTACATCATATTGGGAATTTTTATTCCCCACTTATTTTCATAAGTGATGAGACTATATCTTCATCTTTTCGGATGTGACTTACTTCCACTTCGCTTGAAGTGTACTCCCTTTCGGGATAGTCGTTGGGGCTGAATCCCATTAGGATTCCTGCCTGCTGATTATCCAATCCTACAACTTTTTAAACCATCATATATTCATTACTGATATATTGTGGTATGTAGGCTCTAAGGATTTTCCAGCATATCAAGTCATTTATTATTCAAACATGTTTCCATGTAAGCGAGACTTGTTTACCTAATTGTAAACTTGATTTATCAATATATTTGTTATATATTATGCTGCTAATAATAAATCAGTTAATCTCTTTGTCTTATCGTAGATAAGTTGTCTTGCAATCTCAACTATCTCAGTAAATCCTGCATAGTGATCTCTCTTGCTAACACCAACAGGAAGTGTCTTGCTCCATGCAAGTGCGGTCTGTGCAGTTCCTGCTGTTTCATCAAGTAACTGAACTACTTCTGTATCAATTTCATATGAAAGCTGTCCAACTGCCTTCTCAGCTAACTGATCTCCAAGATCAAATCCATAATCAGTCTTAGCTTGGAATGCTGCCATTTGGCTTGCGTATCTTACGTTTATATCGTTTCCATATAAACTCTATATATTACTACATAGGCGGGACTATATCATATTCTTAATTTCTTTTACCAAAACTAAGAATCCATGCACTTCGATTCCACTTAGAATCTACTCTACTTTCTTGTTCACTTATGTCTTTCTCATAAGATATGATTTCGATAGTCTCTGAACTTTACTTTCATAATAGAAAGTCTTAGCTGCTGATTGTCCTATTAGCATGGCAATTCTAATAGGAGTTTCCAGCAATTCACATGGTTTTTCATAATTTATTTCATTAAACTCAATTTGGATAAATCACTTCATAATTTAAATTATTAAGAGTTGCATAATTTCTTTTTTGAACATCCCTTTTTGTCCAAACATCTATAATCATATTAGACCAATCTGTATTATCTTTCTTTAACTGCTCTAATAATTTTAAATCGTCTGAATTATTTTCATCAAATGGATGTCCACCATGGGATGGGTGATAATTAACTTCTATAAATTTATCTTCTGACTTAATATAAAAATCACAATCAAAAGGGTATCTCTCATCAGAATATTGTCTAACAATATCTGACTCATCATACATTTCTAATAAACACTTGTATAATTCTTCTTCAGGTTTTGACTTATTAAAAGAATTATTCTTTTTCATTGTTTCAAAATGCTGATTCCAAATATCCTTATTCTTTAAAGGATTTGTTACACCATAATTCTTTAACAATGTCTTTGTATATTTATCTCTACTTTCAGGAACTAAATTAGGTGATTTTTGACCATATCTTTCCAACATAGTATTTTCATATTTCTGTTGAGCTTCTTCGGTCTTTTTAGAATCACTTATTTTCTTCCTTATCTCTGGACTTTGATTGTGTTCTTTATAACCATATCTTTCTAAACTTGTTTGTTGTGCTTTTTCATAATTATTATAATTAGCATCTCCATATCTATCAAGCTTAGTTTGTTTTACCTTTTCAACATTTGTTAAACTCTTTTTACCATATCGTTTCATCATGGTTGAATTACGAGCTTCTCTAAAATGTTTCTTTTGTTCATCGGTTAAATATCTTCTACCCATATTTACTCTCCTAATAGTAAAAATATATAAATGTAGTAATCTAAAGAATTTAGGACTTCTTTAAAAACAGTTTGCAACCTGCTGTCCTACATTATAATCATATTATAACACAATTATAATGATTTGTAAATTGAGATTTAATTTATAAAATTAAGCTACAGCTTTTAAGTCTTTATAGTAGACTGCGATTCTTCTGGCCTTTGCAATTAATGGAATGCTCTTCATTTCAGCCTTAAGCATTGGAAGATCATTTTGAGGAATTACAACATTATCGTAAACATAAGCAACTTTAACAGTATCAGTAGCTCCAATAGCAGTACCAGTACCATTTGAAAGAGTTAATGTTTTTCCATCGGTTGCAACAGTAACTGATGCATCATCTGCAACAGGAACTGCAACTCCAGCAGATGTGGTTATAGAAGTAATTCTTGCTTTTGATGCTGTATCAGGTCCATTATAAACTGGGAACCAAGAAGCAGTAACAGCAGCATTGGCACCTGTGAATGATTCTACCACTCTTGCAGCAGTATAATTAGGATCAACATTTCCTAATTTAAATGGGCTGTTAAAGACATCGCCGTTAGTGGTTTCGCCCTTTGTAGACCCAGCCTGATATTCAATCAATCATGTTAATCATAAATATTCTTAATATATAACTTTATAATTTAAATTATTTTCTTTAGCAACTCTTTGTTTTTCAACATCTCTCACTGTCCATGTTTGAATAGCATTTTGATAAAATTGAGATGTTTTAGCTTTTTCTTTCCACTCATTAAGTTGCTGAATACATTCTTCATCATCTGGATTAAATGGTTTACCACCATGTGTCCAATGAGCATTTAACTCTATAAATAAATCATCTTCTACAATATAGAAATCACAATAAAATGGATATCTATCCTTATCCTTGTAATTTCTTAATATTGTTTTATTAGAATAATCTTTTAATAATGATTCATATAATTCATTTTCAGGCTTAGATGTATTAAAAGAATTATTCTTTTTTCTTGTCAAATACTGTTTATTAGTTTTAATAATGAGTCTATCTTTAGGAAGGTGTTTACCTTTTAAAGAAATGGAATTAGATTCTCCAATTCTCCTTTTATGTTCCTCAGATAAGTGTTTGCCTTTATTATAACTCGTAGAACCATATCGTTCTATTCTTGTGTTATTGGAATGTTCGGAATAACTTCTAACACGCTTATCCGTATCCTTGGTTAAACCTTTATTCCAAACACTGATCTCATTAGTAGAATATCTTTCTTTAAGTGTTTTACTTATTTTTTCTTTTACTTCTTTTGAAACAGATTTACCTTTATTTGAAGGACTTCTACCAATACGTTTTTTTCTGTTTTCTTCCTTGTGTTTTTCAGAAACACCTTTTATCCACCCTTCATTTAGATATCTCTGTAATTCATTTGGATAAATTCTTTTTTCCAAATCATCCTTATGAATAACTATTCTACCTTTTTGAGTATTTGAACATTTTTCTGATTTATTCATTTGTTGAATTCTCCATAAAGAATATATAATTTAAAATTATTACATTATAAGTTATGGCTTATAATGTTTGAGGTCATATATCAGTAATATCAAATTCTTAATATTACTATTAAGTTCAGACTATATCATATTCCTATATCGTGTTAACCTTTATAGGAATCCATGCACTTCGGATATTCCATAATATCCTACTCTACTCACTTACCATATAAAGTATTTCTCTTTATAATCCGTTTTCGATAGTCGTTGAACCTTCCTATTGATTAATCATATTATAATTAGTGAAATTCGTCAATAGGCTTGGCTTCTGATTGTCCTGCTGGCTAATACAGGATATTCCAGAAATTCACATGGTATTTTTTCATATGCATTACTGCATACGCATACTGAATTTCAATATGTGACATATCCAGACATAGAACTCATCAATTATGTTACGAATATATCGTTTCCATATATTCTCATTATATTACTATAATGTTCAGACTATATCATTATCCTATATTCTATTACCGTTTATAGGATACCACACATTTCGAAAATACTTATTTTCTACTCTACTCACTTACCATATAAAGTATTTCTCTTTATAATCCGCTTTCGATAGTCGTTGAACCTTCTTCTTTTTAAAGAAGCTTGGCTGCTGATTGTCCTAAATACTATGTCATATATATATAGGGTTTTCCAGCAATTAATGTGGTTTTACATATTGTTTAATTTATTTATCTATAATAAGTCCGTTTGGATATATAATTTTAAAATTTAAATTATTGTTTCTAAAAGTTTGAAGTTTTTTTGGATCTATTTCGGTCCACCATTTATAGATATTCCAATATCTACTTCTTGGACCTTTCTGTTCAGCTTTAGATCTAATTTGTTCTGCTTCTTTTATATGTTCTTCATTATTAGGATCAAAAGGTCTTCCATTATGTTCTATTGTTCCATTTACTTCAATAAATAAATCTTCTGAAGCAATATAGATATCACAATTATATGGATAACGAACATCTCTATATGGATGAATTACATCTTCTTCACCATATTCTTGTATCAACTCATTTATTAGATCTTTTTCTACTTTTGATGAGTTGAAGCTACTATTTTTCTTTTTAGTAGAATATTCTTTTTGTTTTGCAAGTTCCCAATCTTTTACAAAACATTCATGTCCTTTTAGTTTATTGCTAGCAGACATCAAAGAAGCATTTGTTTCTTTAGTTAAGCCTTTATTCCAAGGTACATGACCCATCATGGATTGAGATTGCTTTAATTTTCTCTCTTCACTTGCAGGTATTCCTTTATTCCAAGGTTCTTTTCCTTTTCGATAAAGACTTAATTTTTTAGAAATAGTTTCTAAACTATCATTTGTATCCTTAGTTAACCCTTTGTTCCAAGAAACATAATTTCCTTTTTGTAATCTTGTTTCCTTTGTTGCTTGTCCATTAGCTTTAACTCTTTCATCTGTTTCAGCAGTTAAACCTTTATTCCAAGGATTAGATTTAAAGGTTCTTCCTGGATAAAAACCAAGCGGTATATCATCACCAGGTTTTAACTTGATAGTTCTAACTCCATTAGTGAAAAATTTTATTTTATCCCCTTCATAAATATCTTCTATCAACTTAAATTTAAATTTCACAATAAATAAATTAATATATGTATCATTATATATTACTACATAATGCCCCTGAGGTTAAGGGTGAACAATTACAAGATCGTTGGCAATTAAATTCGGAAGTGCGACATTTGTTAAATTTAAACAAAATTTCTTAAACATTCCCATGTCTGCTCTCTGAGTAGCAGAAGAAGCATCAAATGCCTCGTTTAAGAAATCTTGAGTGTTCTTTAAGCAACGAGCCAGTGTAATTTTTCTATTATTATCCATCTTTTCTCCAAGATGTGATTTTCCGTAGACTGACTCAGCAATTTGAATTCTCTTTTTATCAAATATGTTACGAATTAATCGTGTCCATTAATTCTCTATATGTTTCCATATAGTTCAGACTATATCATATACCTCAATTGTTTTAACCTTTTAAGGTACCCCATCACTTCGAAAATACTATTTTCTACTCTACTTTGTTATTCATATAAGTATTTCTCTTATATTATCATTTCGATAGTCGTTGAACCTTCCGTTCAAAGAACGGCTTGGCTGCTGATTATCCCTGGCTAAAGGATTTTCCAGCAATTCAATGGGTTTTATTAAACTAATGTTTATTTATTAATAACTAAATTTTTATATATTATTTCAAAATTTAAATTATTATCTCTAAATATTAGTTCCACATATTACTATGTGGAAGCTCAAAAAATTTAAGCTTCAACTAAATTCTGATTAGCCATTTTATATATTTAACCTCATTTTTATTTATTTAATTTTTAATGTGCGATATATAGTACAATAATATACTTCTTAAAATAAGCAAGCACACAATGTGCTATATCAACTATGCTACATTTATTTTAAACCTGCTAAAGATATTAATCCATCATCTATCTCGTCATCGAAATTACTTGCAGGAATCGGTAAATCGATCTTAGGTGATGAAATTTTCAGTTGAGTATTTTCAGTAAGTTTTCTAAATGGTAACTTACTCATATTTAATTTATACTCTTGTAGACTTTCACAAATAGAATCTATATCACTGAAAGTATAAGAAGAAGGAAGTTTATTTTTTATCTCATTACTTGTTACACCAAGTTTCACTGCCTGAGAATCAATATATTTATCAATTGCTCTGTTAGCAATTTTCTTATATTTCTCGACTAACTTATTAGCTGATTCTAATTTGTTGTTATACTCTGATTGTTTTAATTTAAAGTCCTTATCAAGATCAGCTAAATTTTCATTTAAAGATTTTAATTGATCATCTTTTTCTTTTAACTCTTTTGAGTATTTTTCGCTAAGCATTTGAAATCTATTATTATTTTTATTAATAGATTCTTTTAACGAATTTTTGGTTTCATTTACTGAATTAAGTTGCTCAGTTAATGATGAAATTTTTAAATCTTTATTTTTATTTAATTCAACTGACTTTTGAAGTTCTTTATTTAGTTTTGTTAATTTTTCTTCTAATCCTTTAACCTTGGTAACAGATGAAGTTAAATTTGAAATTACTTTTTTATATTTAGCAATCTCATCTTCGTGTTCTGATTCTCTTGTATAACAAGCTGATAATTTTTCTTGAAGTTTAACTATCTTGTTTTCAAGTTGTTGATTAGCATTTAATGATTCTTGAAGTTCCGATAAAATATTATCCTCGTTATTATCGACTGAAACATCTTTCTTCTCTTCATCTATGTTATCAACTAATGCATTTTCATTAGTTGGTTGCACTGATTCTTCCAGATTTATATTTAATCTTTTTAATGTACTTTCCATGATTAATCTTTCATCTGGATTAGCTTTATTTAAAGATTCTGTTAAGGCTTTTCCTAAAGTAGATTTTTCTAATCCTTCTTTAAAAGTTAATCTTGCTTTTTTAACAGCAGGAAGAATTACTAAATCGAATGCTTGAAAATCATAACTGTCTGGATCAACTTCTTCATTTCCATTTAGTCCTGTATAAGTATCTCCACTACCTCTTGATGATATTCCAAATTTATATCCGTATTTTGCTAATGTGGCTGCTATTCGTCCATTTGGAGTATCTAATACATCCCATCTTCCATACAGTAATCCGTCGTTACCTTTTGTAGGTGGTTCAGACATACAAATTGCTACTTCAGAAGTTTTTGTTTCTTCTCTGTCTGATGGATGATCTAATTCTCCTAAAATTCCACCACATTCAAATAATTCTTTTACTATAGGATCATTAAAAACTTTCTGCCAAAGTTCTTCTGAATAGTGTCTACCATTTCTGGTTCCATCTACTATATCTGCACAAGGACCTTCGAAAGTTCCTAAAATTGTTTCACCTTTACTGTTCTGCTTTTTAGAATCATCAAATATTAAATCTTCAGTTTTTTTATTTTTTAATTCTATATTAGGCATTTTTATTTTTATAACCTCTTTATATATGTAAAAACCTAATAGAAAATTTTTACAGTATAATTTAGCATTTTAAAATTTATTTATTTCTTACTTTTTATTGATAATTTATTATATTTATATACCTAATATAGTTTAGGTATATATTTATATATCTAAAGATGTATAGCAATATTTCATATTATTATTTATATAGCTAATTTGAAATAAAACTATAATATATATCTATATTATATATAGTTTATATATTTATATATAAACTATATTATTTATAATATCGTATTAAAAAAGTTAAGTGGTACGTATTAACTTTTTTAAGGGGTTAGATATTTTATCTAGATATCTCTTCCAATGCTTTTAGATCGAGTTTAAATAAATTCAATAATTTCTGACAAGGTATTATATCACCAGTTAATGAATAATTAAGCATTACTTTTTGTATTTCTTCAAATCTCATGTGTCTTAAAAACATTGTTGAATTTTCTACATTTTTATTATACAATAAAATTTGAAGATTTAAACTTGCGATACATGTTAATACTTCTTTTGGTTCTAGATTTCCTCTTACTATATTAATATATAAATTAGATCTGTGATCGTTATAAGATTTTCTTATTTTCTCATAGAATAATCTAGCATCAAGAGTTTTGTTATCATTTATAAATTTTAAAATTTCTAATGTTGGCTCTTTTATTCTTATTAATTTTTTTGTTATCTCAGAAGTATCAATTTCTTGCTCTTTTAATTCATTTAATAATATTAAACAATCACTCTTAGTTATCATATTATTCCTTTCCGATATAATCAGATAAGTTATTAAATTTCCATATTAGCGTCTGTAAAATCTCCACCAAGTTCTGATGGATTAGGTAATGTCATTGTATCTGAAGTACCCTCATCTTCTGCTGATGAAATATTTACATCTATATCAGATTCAGGATTATTAAAAACATCATTTGGATCCATTCTACCAGGAGAACTGTGACCCCCTAACATCGGATTCGTTTCACCATTATTAAATTCTGTGGTATCGACTCCCATGTCTTCTTGTTCTTCTAGAAGATCTATTTGTGTCTGAATAATATCAAGTATTTCAGAATCTGTAACAATATTTGATAACAGTGCTTTTAAGATCTTTAATTTTGCTGAAGCATCTTCTACTTCTGCAAGCAGGTTCATTATATCACTGGCTACAGCAATCTTAGTAGACATATTATCTCTTCTATCTATTTGTTCCTGAGTAGTAGGCTCTTGCATCCTAAGATTATATTTATTAATATAAGAATCTAAACCCTTATCAAGTAGCATTAAATTTATTGCATCTGTTAATGCTTGGATCATTGTGTTTTGAATTCTTTTTATTGTTTTTGCATATCTGGATGAAATAATAGATAAGGATTGACCTCCATTAAATCCTGCGCCATCATCAGTAAATCCAAAATACTGTTTAGGTATCTTAATTGCACCGAATAATTTATCTCTAAAATAATCTATATCTGCAATTTGCCGTACATCTACATCCCCACCAACTTGCTGTGTTGTTATAGTACCTTGTCCATTGTGGGTAGGTATATACACATTATTTTCCATTGGTCCTGGATTGGTATATTCATTTAAAGATTTTCCTGTATCTAATGCAGATTTCTGTTCAATAAGTTGTTTGATACGCATAAGATGTTTTGGTATATTTTCTTTAGGCATATCTCCAACTTCAACTCCAATTATTCTGATAATAGAAGATTTAGTAATTCTATTTAATAATAAAGCATTTTCAAGTAAAGAAAGTTCTCTCCAAATTTTAAAAGTATTATAAAGAATGGACTGACCCCTCTTTACATTGAAAGTATAACTTGAATCAGAGTCAAGATTAATTTCATCATTTAGAAATATTGAAACTATTTCAGGTTGTCTTGTGCTGTTTTCGTCTAAACAAGCATGAACAAATATAGTAGGTTCAAATACCTGTACATCTCTAAGTCTATAAACGTATCTAAAAGTTGATGGATACATTTGATCGGCAGCCATTCTTTGAAGACCAACATTTACTGGAGCTTTTATATATGAATATGATTTTCCAAATTTAGTTAATTCAAACATTTCTGCAGGATTTGCAACCATTTCGATATAATGCGCATATTTATCATTTTTACTATAAGCTCTTACAATAACATCTTCCTGAAGTTTTTTCTTGTCCTCTTCACTTAGATCTTTTGATAATCTTTCAATAAGTTGATTATTATGAATTTCATTTAATTGTTCATTTAATTTTTTCTTATCTGAATCTTTATCTTTACCAGAATCTATAACATCTAAGAAATCTTCAAAATCTGAATTCTTGTACAATCTTAAATAACAATCACCATATTTACATAGTGAATATACCCATTTGTAAATATGTTTATTTATTTCCATGCTATCTAAAAGATACGTAATATATTTTCCTATCTCAGGAATATCGGACTCAACCCAAACAATATCTCCATTTTCATTTGTTTCAGTTGCATCTTCTGCATAGGTTTCTAACACAGCTGACATCGTAGGATCATTTGACATAGTATCAATTAGATCATATACCTGGTCTCTTGCTTGTGAAACTTGCTTAAAAGATTCTATTTTTGTAATATCTATTTGACTTGATTCTCCTCCATAATTGGCAAGTGAATCAATAAATGTATCTTTCAGATCTACACCTATACTTACATCTGGTACAGGCTTAGCATTTAATTTTTTTCCATATAAATCATCATCTTGAATGATTGGATTATCGTTATTCTGAAATTCATTACTCATATATGTTTATTAACCTTTATATAATTCTGTAATATTTTATTATACAATAATTCCATTATATAGATATAATGGATCGTAATCTGTAGTTGCTCTTCCAAATCCAAAATTCAGAAATGAAGAATTTGAATCTTTTTTTTAATGGATCATGTAATTTATTTAACATATCTTCCATATCGATTTCTATTTGTTTTCTATCTGGTAAGATAGAAGCACTACTAACTTCAACAGTAGCATCTAAATCATCCCCATATTCAAATGTAAATTCATCTGCATGATTAGAGGCATTCCAAATTGAAGCTGCAACAGCATCAGCAGCATCCTTTGAATTATGTACAAACACCCCAGAAGACAAAGCAAAATTATGATTATCTTCTATTGTTAAATCATATACATCCTCTGTGTCACATATTAATTCAACAGAAACTACCTTATGATTTAAAATTTCTTTACAAACAATCTTCCGATACCTTACAGCATAGGGTGGTTTATGATAAGAATCTAAAGAATCGTATTCAAATCCAAATATTTCTCTGAATTTATTTTTATCAATCACAGGACATAATTCTTTTAGTTTCTTAGATTCTTGGTTACTCTTAGATAAAGCAACCTCAGAATTTTTATATTTCCCAAGTTTATGATTTTCAGAAACTGCTTTACTTATCCTTTGTTGAATTTCTGGGTCATTAATTCTTGATAGTTTAACTCCCAACGAGTTTCTTTCAGATAGACTAAGGTCTTTATAATCAACTCCAAAAACATCCTCAATCTCTTTTATATGAGATTCTTTTTCCATTCTTTTATTATCAGCAGAAATTTTGGATTGTTCCCATCTCTGTCTTCTTAAGGCATCTTCATTTTCCTTTTTAATTCTATCCTTTATCGGAATCTTATTTTTTAAAGTATCTGAAATTTTTAAATTCCTGTTTATAAAAATTGGATTATCTTTATTTAAAGCATAATATTCACTCAAAGAATTACTCCGTTTTTTCTCTGCTTCCGGACTGTGTGCTCCAGTCTCCATTAGAGCATGGATTCTTTGATGAGATGCCTTAGACATCCAAATTAAATTAGACGGAGTATTATCTTTCGGATTACAATTTTTATGATGCACGAGATACTTCTCATCTAAAATTTCATTAGCAAATTTTCTATGCTCATAATGCCATTTATCTTCTATAGGCTCATAATACAATCTGTAATTTTGTAAATTTGCTTTAGGATATTTTCTATATAATGGCATTAATGAATCATCTTTATTAAGCAACTTTGCTTCTTTATATGTTCCATCACGCATCATGAAAAGATGATTTGGAGTACATCTGATTACTTCGCCATTATCTAATGTAACTTTAACAAGTTCTGCATTTTTCTTAGTACACCAAGCATTTATTATTTTTTTAGGCTCTATTATCTTTTTATCTTCATTAAAGGAATATACATAATTAATTTTGTTAGAATTGAATTCATCTACTAAATCTAAAAACGTTAACTCTCTTCCATCTACTAAACTAACTTTTGTATCTCCTGTAAAGCATCCATATCGTCCACCATCTGGATGGTCTATCTTACCTGTATTACCATTTCTTTCAAGACCTAATAACTCTTCAGTAAGTAATTCTGACTCATACATTATTATTCTTTGTTCATAGATAGCATTTTTTAAATATGCGTATGGCAAACAAATTTTACTTTGTGAATCAACTCTATCTACTGATATTACTTCATAATTATAGCCTTTAGAAATTAAATCTTGTGCTAAAGATGCATTTTGATATGTATCTGTAGAAATTCCTTTTATTGCAAATCCTTGTGATTTTAACCAATATATAAATTCTCTATTTTTCGCAAATGATACTTGATAACCTTTTGGAGCTTTAACTGAAACATTAAAGGCTAATTGATAATACATTTCTCTATTATTACTAATTCCTGCTTTTTTACCAAGTATCCAAACACCCGCAATACCAGTTTTATCTCCTGATATTGACATATCCAAATGCATAAATAATGGTTTACTCTTCAATTCTGAAGGTATTCTGTTTATGTCAAAAAAGTCATAATATTGAACAATATCATCTGGAGCATTGCCAACCTCGATTATATCTTTAACGAACGGATTTAAAAATGATTTTGATTTACATTGTGCTAATCTTGGTCCACTTATATACTTGGTTAACTCACTTGAAGAGATTCCAGCAAAATCGCATAATGCTCTATCTATATTATCTAGAAAATCTTGTCTAAATTCTACTGGAACTTCTATTATTTTATAACCTTTATTTCTCCATTCTACTACATCAGTATCATCAGGTATTATTTCAGAAGCTAAAAATTTATTACCCACACCAACATTAAATCTTTTTCCACTATATGTATCTGGAGGTTTGATATCCCAAACTGCTTCATCAATAATTAATGCAGATGACTCTTCTGACTCTAATTTTTGTTTCATGTGTTCTTCAAGAAATGATTTTTCACTTCTTTTTGAAGAAGCTAAAATGAGTAATGTAGGATTTTTTCCTTTATGAATAAATCTTGTTTTCATACCACCGATGGCAGTATCAATCATGTCAAGAGCTATCTTCTTTTGTCTGTCAATGTCTTGATTTCTTACAAATGAAATTTCATCAAAGAATGCTGCAAGAATTGGTTGTCCAATAACATGACTTGCTTGAGATCCAATTATAATATCTATATATTCAGGTGGGTTCCAATAAGGTTCATTATTTCTTTGAGTCATTGTACCTCTACTGGTGAACCACGGAGATAATTGAACAGTATTCTGGAATTTACTTACACCAATATCTTCAGATAAGACCTTTGTTATATTCATAAAAGCAAATGCTATTTTTTCTGTTGGTTTCAAATTAAAATATTCGTGAGGTTTCTTAATACACATTACTCTGTACATAAGATATAACATGCAAGTAATTGCAATTTCTGATTTACCTAATCCTCTTGCTCCAGAAAATATAGCATTATTATAATTAGTTGATGTGTTATCAGGAAACAGTTGTTTTAACTTTTCTTCCCAATATGGATATAATTTACAAGATCCATCTGGCAAATGCCAAGCTCGTCCAAGATATTCATTGTCTTTAATAAAAGTAATTATATCTACTGGTATTTCATTGTAATCTTCAGATAGAATTGATTTATAAGTATCTGAATTACCTTTCTCTTTATATTCTCCAAGAATATCTAGTAGAACTCTTTTTTCATTCTCAGACAATGACAATATTTCATCTTTAAAATCATCTTTGTTATACATCATATATTTAATATAATTTATTTAAATTTAATAAAGAGGTAAGTTATTAGCCTACCTCTTTACACTCTTCCTATATATAATTATACAATTTATTTTAGTTTTTTCAATAGATCATAGATATCAATATCGTCCACTAATAAATCATCGATGTTAATTTCTTCCTCTGAATCATCTAATGAATTATTTGTAATATTAATATCTGAAATATTAAAAATAAAAGAAACGTCTAAAACAGTTACAATGATTAAATCATTGTCTTTTTCTATCTTAAAAGGAACATCCTCAAAATCTTCAAATTCATCAAAATATCTAAATGAATTATTTAATGTCCATCGTAATTCATTTACAAATTGTTCAAAAGAATTATATTTATATTCACATGCATCCAGAACAGCTTGTTTTATTTTCTGCTCAATATTATTTTTTCTTTTATTTAATTCTACTTCTTTTTGCAAATTCTTATTATAATAATCTATAAAAAGAACTGGATATTTTTTATTATTCCAACCATAATCTTCACCTACTACATACATTCTATGCAGTCCTTCTTGTGATCCAGCAGCTGCATTAATCATTGTCATAGGTAATTGTACGTTATTATCTATAACGGTTCTTATTGTTTCTAATGACTCTGTATCCCTACTTCTTTCTTTTTTTAATTTTTCTACGGAAGAATTAGGAAAAGCATATTTAACACAATTTTCAAAATATTGCTCAGGTGTTAGATAAATTATTTCACCTACAAGATTTTTTTGATTTCTATAATAGTTTTCTTCAGAACTACCCGGTAATAATTCATTGTAATATGATACTCCTGTTGTTGATGTATCAAATATATTATCGCCTGTTATTCTTCCTGTTCGATAATCATAAAATTCTTTTCCTGTTGTTTTATCTTTCCACTCTAAGACTTTCATTATTATAAAAAATCACCTTTAGAATATGCTTCTTTTATATTTTTTATTGAAACTTCTGCTTTAGTATTTTTATAATTTGGATGAGTTACACAAAAATTCTCATACGCATCAATATCTTCAATTATTTGATTATATTGCTCTTCAGTATGTCCAATTTTTCTTTTTACTTCTGAATTAAAATTAAGTATGTTTCTTCTTTTTTGATCCATTTCATCTTTTAAATCTTCTTCAATATGACGATCAAAACTTTTCTGTAAAGAAAAGAACTTTTTATCCAAATTATCTAATTTATCGTTGGTTTCTTTGTTTACACTTTTAAGAAAAAGCTGCCAAATATTTAACTCATATTTTGGCAGCTTTATGCAACTCAAAATCAACATTACTAAAGCAATAATGAACCCGTTCTGATTAACTGATTGTATTATTTCTAAAAAGCTCATCATTGTCTTTTTCGTATCCTTTATAATAAAATGAGCTGTAAGTTATCTTTCTTTATAAAGGTTATTCATTGATTTTATTCTTATATACCTTGTTAGAAATTGTAACGAACGCACCTACAAGAACATCAAGAGCTACGAAAGTAGCTTGAATCTGCTCTGCGTAAGGAATTCCCCAAATATTAAAAAATGTAGAAACAAAAGTTCCAATCGGTAAAATCAATAATGCCACAAATTTAAGTATGTCATATACTTTATCATTCATTATCATTTATATTACCTCTTTATTTAGTATATTTTTCTCCAGTAATCAGTTCGTATTCATTCTTAGTAATGCCATTTCTTTTTCCGACTAAAGCATGAACCATTGCCTTTGAATAATAACCATTATCATAAGCTTCTTTAATTTTTTCGAAATTCTTACTCATTAGGTTGAACCTCCTCTTCGTCAGTATCAATATCTATGTCTGACATAATTGCTAGATACTCAAGAAGTGCCTGTTGCTTATCAAGTGCAGCTGCCATTGCTTCTTCTTTTCTTGCGGCATTGCTTAATTGCTCTTTTTGACTTACAGTACGCATTTTTACTCCTATCAAATTTTAAATTAACATTGAATAAATCATTGAAAAATTTATCCATTTCTTTTAAAAGAAAATCACAGTTACATCTGCTTACACAAGCAGACCAAGATTGATAATGTTCGTAAATATTTTTAAAAGTTGTTTCGTTATTATCTAATTTTATCTTTAACTTTTTTAACTTTCTTTTTTCTTCATATATCTTTTTCTTAGGTATTTTAATTATAACTTTACCTGACTTAGTCAAGATAAATTTCTTACGCATAAAATTAAAACTTTTTTGTAATTTTGTTATTCCATGCTTATCTATAACTTGAATACCTAATTTAGACATTTCATCAGTTACATACTCTTTAGCCTTAATTAAAATATCTTTATTATTAGCTATGATTAAAATATCGTCATTATATCTTTCAAGATACTTAATTTTTAATTGTTCTTTAAGATAGTGGTCGATCTTATTTGGAATAGCAAGTTGAAATAATTGTGCCATTTCAGATCCTAATCCAGTTCCTCTTGCCCCAAAAATATCATCTAATATTATCTCTTCATCTCGTTCATCAACATATGAATCAATTATATCACAGACACTTTCAGATTGAAACTCATCTCTAACATAAAATTTTACAACAGACTTAGATGTTGAATGAGGAGTATTTGGAAAATATCCTTTAAAATCTAAGTGAAGAATAAAACCGTTATTAGATTTTTCTTCTCTAAAATATTGTTGAAGAAAGTAGATAATTCGTTCAATAGCAAAATCGGTTCCACGATGTTTTAAACATGCACCATTATCATAAATAAATGATCTTGTTAAATCATCCCTAACTCCATTATTACACAGAACTTTTTGGAAAATTCTATCTTTTATTTTAGTTGCTCTTATTTCACGCAGTTTAGGTTCATACACATAAAATCTGGTATACTGAGATATCTTATATCTGTGACTTATTATTTCTTCAATTAATCTGTAGTTTTTTAATAAAGAATATAAATAATAATTTGCAACTGAATCTTTGTAACGAGTGCCTCTTGAACACTCTCTTGTAGCTTTCCTGAAATTTAAAAGTGTTAGATATTTTTTATTTTGTAAAATAGGATCTTTAAAAATTTCTTTTTTTCTCCTATCAAATTATTTAAATATTGGCCTGCCGTTTACAGCAATACTTACTATATATAATATAGTAAATTGCATCTTAAAATGTAAAATATCCAATTTTCAATTACATCAACAGGATTGCTTTTATCGTTACATTATAACGAAAGGATAATATCTCCCTATATAATATCTCTGCTTTTGATAGTTCTATCACTATCTACTTGAACTGGATATGCCAGTATTTATTCTGGTTATATAGTCCAGGCACAGGCCCGTTAGTGTTGTTGGCGTTGTTGTTGTTGAGGGCACCGGAAGTGTTGACGTTACGAACGTTGTTCGCATTGGACGGATTCGGCGAACGCAGCCACCAATTCCGGGCAAGTTCTAACAGATATTACCCTATTAATTTATTCTTCGATTATATCTATCTAGATCCGATTTTAACCACCCATTTAAGAATGATAATAATTTATCTGCTTTTTCGATCCATGTACATAATTTATTATAATCATAATTATAAAGATCCATAAAGAAATCAAATTTCTGGGTTAATGTTATTAACAAAGCTCTTGCTTCATTCATGTAAGATCTTCGTATAGCATAATCAGTGCCACATTCAAATTTTATATTATTTGCAGTAAATAAACAAGTATGAAATCTTTGAGTTATGTTGACTATTTCATTAGCTCCTAACCATCTAGCACTCTTTGGAATTATTTTTTCACTCTTACATAATTTAATGGTTTCTCTACATAGATCCCAACCATCGTCTAATATCCTTAATCCTCTCGGAGTGTGTGGATTGAATCTGCCTGGTCTGTGTGTAGGTTTCTTCATTTCGACCTTAGGCACTTTTGATAAATCAAGATTAACTGGTTCCATATGTGTAGTAATAAGATTATTAGAACCAATCTCATCAAAAGGAACTGAAGATCCCTCAACTGATTCGTTCAGTTCAACTCTTGGTTTTTCAATATTCTTCGTTGGTAAATTAACAGGAACTTTAGGTTGTAAAGCTGGATTAAAATAACTTTCTTTTATTCTTTTGTTTTGTTCCTTTATTGCTTTATTTACTTCATTGATATTTTCAAAGCTAACTTGAGCCATTTTCTTTATAATCCATCTCTTATTTATTTACTTGAATTGTTGAAATTGGAGAGGGTCTTTTTTAGCCCCGCATATCGCGATGGCATGACCCTCTCCGGATTTCAGATTACACAATGCATAGGCCAGGCACAGGCCCGTAAGTGCCGTAGGCGCCGTAGCTGTTGAGGGCACCGGAAGAGTTGACGACACGAACGGTGAGCGCAGAGGACGGATACGGCGAACGCAGCCACCAATACCGGGCAGTAGTACCTTCGTACTTAATACGCTTGTCGTTGCCAGCACCTACATAATAATCATATGGTGTTGTCTTCGGTGTACCATCTACAACAGGTGTTTCATAAACACCACTATTCTGATTAAGATTGACTTCAGTCATTGACAGTGGAAAGATAAGTTCATCAGTATCTACATATGCAACAGTAGTATCAGTTCTGTCTGCCATGTGAACAAAAGTTCTCTTCTTAACTCTTCCAAGAACTGATTTAAGTTCTGGATCAAGTCCATATAAGAATCCAGCAATATTAGCAGTACCTGGTAAATCGAAGATGGTCTGGAATTCAAACCAATTTGGAATATTATTTGTTAAGCCAGGAGCTGCATCACTGTTCATCCAGCAACGTTCATCTGATGTAAGATAATCGTTAGAACCGTGTCCACTTCTTCTGGTTAAATTACAATACGCTGATGAACGAAGTGTGATATCTTCAGCAGTAAATGTACCAAGATTTGTACCCGAAGCATCAGTGTCCTCAGCTGTAGCTAAACCTAACTCAATAGTCTGTCTGTAATTTGCAATAGTGTCAAAAGTTGTAAAAGTTCCAGTTAAAGCTCTTGTAACTGTATAATCACTATCTGATCTGTAGACACCAATTATACTATGTCTAAATCCACCACCTGCTGGAATTACTTGTGTAGTGGTAAACTTATAAGTAGCATCTTGTGTTGTGGCAGCATTATAAGCACCATGATCAAGTGTAATACTATAAGTACCTGCTGCAAGTCCATCAGGATAAGTAGTAGGATCTACATAGAATAACATCTGTGGTTTCTTATAAGCTAAAATATTATAATTAACTACATTGTGAGGACAAATTGTAAGTGAATGCTCAAATGCATCATCTGATGGTTCATCATAATCAAGTCCGATAACATCATACACGTTTTCACTTGCAGTAATATGAACTACTAATGAAGCTCCTTCTGTTGGTGTTCCACTTGAAATAGTAATTCCATAATTTGATAATTCTACTTCATTCTCATGTAATTTCCAAACAGATCCATCATAAATAAATTCATATGCCTCTGTATGTGAAGTTCCAACTGCATTCTCAAATGCAATCATATCAACTGATGCAGTTAATCCGGTTGATGCATCAATGGAAACAGCAGTATCTCTGTCTACTGTAAACTGAGAAAATTCACTGAAAATTCTTGTGTGAAGTCCTGCTCTTACAAGTCCTTGAACTGTTTTCCAAGAATCAAATTTTAAACCGCCCATATTTTCTACAATAGCGGCAAGATAATAGTTTGTAGTATCCCATTGTTCTGCTCTTGGGAATAACTGGGTTACTGATTCAACACTCATTATGTTTCTTCAACCTCCGTGAGTCTTATTGCTAATTTACTATCTGTGTTTACTAAAATTTCAAGACCATAAGTTTTGCTATCCCTCTGATCTTTTACATAAATTGATCCTGCATTTGCTGCAGCAAGAGCGGCACTATCTGCTGCATTCTGCTCAGATACAGATGCTGCTGAAGCTGAAAGAACTGCAGTATCACTTGCGGACTGAGCGGTATTCTTATAACCAAGAGTAGTATCTCTTGCAGAAATAGCTGTGTCTCTTGCACTTTCTGCCGCTTCTTGAGCTGTTTGAGCTGATGTCGCAGATTCAGCTGCGTCATCTGCAGACAAAGCCGCCGCAGATGCATTTTCTGCTGATCTACCCAGGTCAGCTTCAAACTCTTCTTTTGTTCCAGTGTAACCACCATTTACTGCCTCAGCATATGCAGTTACCTGTCCTAAATCAACTTGTCTTACACTCATTTTATAATCCTTTTATGTCTTGCATTAATAGAAAAATCTAGATCAGTAATATCTTCAGTTCTATCCATTATAAGATGACCATTATTGTTTATATTAAAAGATATGATTGCTGCATTATTAACAGCTGCTTCGGCTTGATCAGCATATTTAGCAGCTTTTCTTGTTGCAAGCAGAATTGTCATTAAATCCATATAGTCACCTTAAATATCTTGTTTATACCACCGTTCTGTTTCTTCTATATATATAGAAATCTCCAGTATCTGCTGCATAAGCAGCACTTCCTGTATGAATTCCTGTAGTAGGTAAATTTGATGGTACATCAACAGATAATCCAACATAATTAAATGTTCTTTCGTTATCTAATACTTTTATACTATCTGCCATCTATATTATTCAACCTCCATAGTCAATACTAAATTACCTACATCATTTATTTCAAAATTTAATTCGTCTGAGTCTTGTGTCTTATACATTATTAAATTTCCAGAATCTATTATTTTAAAATAAATATATTGTGCGTTGTCAACAGCATCTTTTGCTTCTTGAGCACTCTGTGCCGCCGCATCCTCACTTAATTTAGCATTTTCTTCACTGAGTTTTGAATTGCTTTCACTTTCTTTTGCCTCGTTTGCTGAGTCAGAAGCGTTGTTCATATACTCGTATGAAGAATCTTTATATTGTTCTGATAATTCTGCATAATGTATTGATTGATTCTTATAAAACAGTGAGTTATCTTCGTACCCAATAGAACCTTCTTCTACTTCAACACCATCTTCAGTTCCTTTTGCATATCTTTCTGATATGTAAGCATAGTTTCTAGCGTCTAGATCCTTTGTTTGAACTGTTATTATATTTGTAGCATTGTCAACAAATACAGAAGCAGTATCAGTATTTCCACCTTGGTATTGATTAAATTTTACTTTATCATTAACTTGACCGTAAACGTAATCTATGATACTCACCTCCGATCAATAACTTCATTGCCATATTCGATTACCATAATTATCATCAATAATATAGATAGGTAATCTATTTGTTACCGTATTATATACATAGTTATATACAACATTACCTTCAGAATCTTCCACAGGATTAATGTCGGAATTAATTATCTTAGCTTTTACTTGATAAATATAACTTCCTTGAGGAATATTTTTAGTGTCATTATTAAACAACCAAATTACCATATCCCCATTTTCATTTATATTTTCAATTCCACTAATTTCTTCTTGTTCTTCTCCATTAATAATGGTTTTTATAATTCCATCATCAGTAAATACTTTAACAAGTATAGGCTCTTCAACAGTAGAAGTATCAGGATTATAACTGTATGAATCTATTTTATCCCAAGGATGTTCTTCAATATCATTATAATCAAATATATAAAAATATACTTCGCAACCTTGGCCCTCTTCAAATGCATACCTTATCGGTTCGTTTACAGTACCTTTATTAATAAATAGAGGGAACTTAACATCGTCCCCTCTACTCATCTTAATACATTGATTACTATCTATTTTTAACATGTTAAGTTCCAATTCTCATAATTATATTTAATTATGCATCATTCTGGATCTAATTTTAGAGTTTCTATCTAAAGATATTAATTCTTGTGCAACTTCTTTTACCTGGGATATTAATTCATCTTTATCGTCATATCCACCCATTACAATAGATTTAACAAATTTTCCAGGACTATGAATATAGATCTTATATCCTATACCATCATCTTTAGAAACTGCCCAATGATAATCTGCGTCATCGTATGGATGATATGTATTAACCCATATAGAACCATCATCATATACTTTTGCACCACATTTAACTCTGTCAATATATCCTAAATCAATATATTCATAGTTCTTAACTGCTTCAGTAAATAATGACTCATCTAATTCCATTTTAGGTTCTTTAATTTTATCTGGAACAGGTTGTTTTAAAGCTCCAATAACTTTTTCAGAATTTTTATCTGGAATATTTTTTTCAATTTCTTCTAGCTCTTTATCTATTTGATCTTTTACCCAGGTACTTTGCTCATCTGCTTGTTGCATTACAGGATTTTGAGCTGATAAATCAATATCTAATAAATTTTCAATATCTTCATTAAACAATGATTCATCAAGATCTAATTTATTATGTCTTAAAGATTCATTTGTATCCCAATCAACTTCCACATCAAATATTTCACTACCAGACTTCTTGAAATTTTTAATTTCATCTTTAAGACTAATAATAGCTGAAGATAAATTAGATAAAATCCGATCTTTTGTTTCTGGATCAGTTTCTGCTAAAGCTGATTCAACCTTGGATGCTATATTATTATAGTGACTTTTAAGAAAAGTAAAATCACGTAATAACCCATTATATTTAAAAACTTTATCAAAATCCTTCTGATTTTTATTATTTCTGAAATCCCAATCCATAAGAACTTGACCTAAATTCATTTGAAGGTTCTTTAAGTCATTATAAATTCTTTCTAGGTTAGCAGAAATATTTTTCTTACCAAATTCTTTTAATTTATTCTTAAATTTATTAGGGTCAATTAAATAACCTGATTTATCTAATTTCCATCCAGACCAAGGTGAATGACCTGGACCAGCATCCCTTAATTCTTTATATCTATAGTAATCTCCAAGACCTTGTAATTCCTGCTTTGTTTTACCCCTAAGTTCTCTTTTAGAACCCATAAAATTATTTGGATCTGATCCATCTAACCAACAAAAATCTCTAATATGAGACATTAAGGTCTTTAGATTAACAGCTTTAAATGCTTTTCCTTCAGGTTGGAAAATCTCATTATCATTTAATCCAGTTCCATAAACAGATCCATCGTCAAGATAGAAGAAAGCAATATTTGGTTCCTCAAGTCTTGTATCTTTCTTGGGTCTTGGTAATCCATCTTGAATAAAATTAGCGTTACTAATATCTATTCCAGCTTTCGACATTGCTGCCCAAAGATCTAGATATTCTTGATCTTTTCTTTTCTTATCTGTAAATGTTGTATCAGGTTGTTTTGAAAAATCAGCATATCTTCCTTTTGGCATTGCTCTTCTACTGTCTGATGATTTAGTGTATAGTAATCTAGCTCTTAACCATTTAGGCATAGAAGGACTGAAATCTTCTGTTAATTTCGCTTCAGTAAGAAAATTAAATTTTTCTGTTTGAGTTTCCTTATTCGGATGTTTAAATTTAAGATGTGATTTATAAAAATCAAGATCAATTTGTTTAATTCTTAATCTTCGAGAAGCATCAGATCTATAATTAGCATAAATTACAATATCATTACAATTATCAAATGCTCCAGGTCTTAACTGTATCACTGAATCTGGTAAAAATATTTCTTTTAAAGAAGTATCATTTACGAAACATTCAGTTGGTATCTGATTTAAAGAATTAGATAATTTAACCTGATTTAAATTGCGACATCCACTGAATGCGTTCTCCATTATTGAAATAACAGAATCACTCATTGTAACTGTACTTAGATCTGTACAATTTGCAAATGCATAAGATCCAATAGATCTAACATTATCAGGTAAATGAACACCTTTTAATTGAGTGCTGCCATAGAAAAGATAATCTGGTACATCTTTTAAAAATTCAAAAATATCTAAACCAATTGAATAGAAAAAATTTGCATAAATTCTTCTATCACTACTTCTTACTTTTTTAAAGAATCCATCAAAATCGTTTCTTTGTAAGAGACTTTTATTACTTTTTATAAATTCAATTTGAGATGAATTAAGTTCCATATTACAATTTACCTTAATCTAAATTATAGTTATTAGTTTCTTTTGCCCCTTTTAAATGTTGTTGTAAATTCTGTGATACTCCACCTTTCCACAAAAACCAAACAGCACCAGGAACTTCAACTGATGTTCTACAATCAAATATATCATCATCAGTCATAATAATTACATTATCTGGTTTTGTTTGCTTAATATGGTCCAATATCGGTTGACCACTGGTTCCATATCCACCCAGAGAATTATAATCATCGTATTCACTTACTTTATTTGCGAAATAATATAATTGAATCTTAATTTGTTTCTTACGTACATAATTATTTAATGTACCAATGGCCTGTTCACCAACCGCTGTTTTTGCTGCATCCCATGAACCGGATCTATCAAAATAAACATTTATTAAAGGGATATTTTTATTTTTTACTGTTGCGTGTCCAGGTCTCATTATACCTGTACCAACATAGCTCTTATTAAATCTTCTCCAAGTTGAGTTTCTCGAATCTCCAACTTCATTTTTAATAAATCTATTTAAAGAATCAGTAAATTTATTTATTGGAGTATTTCTGTATTTTTTAGCATTTCTTTCTGCCGTTGCTGATCTACTTCTGGAAACCTGAGTATCAGTTTCGTCTGAAATTTGATCCGCTATCTCTTTGTCTTGAAGAATCTTTTTTATTCTTTCTAATCTACTCTGTTCAGAATCAACTGATCGATCTCCTGATCCAGAGGAATCAACATCTCCAGACGTAATTTCATCATTAGATGAATAATCTTGTTCCTCTTCTTTTTCTTGTTTTATTTGCTGTTCTCGTTCAGCATCCTCTTTTGCAAGATCATCTGCATCACCCATATCTCCTATTTCTGGTGTTGAAGATTCTTTATTATCTGTATCATCTTGCTGCTTCTTTTTTCTTCCACGTTTCTTTTTCTGAGGTTTTTCATCATCAGTTGACTGAGATGAGTTAGAAGAACTACTTGAAGAAGTATCATCGTCTTCAGAAGAGTCATCATCCTCTTCAGAGTCTGAAGAATCATCAGTTTGATTATCTTGATCAGATCCACTATCAGACGAATCAGTTGAATTTGATTGTTGTGATTTACTTGAATTATTTTGTTGATCATCCTCATCAGAAGAAGAATCATTCTTATCATTTGAGTTGTCTTTATTTTGTTGATCTTCTTTAGGTTTATTTAGTTCGTCATACATATCTTCTAAGGTATAATCTACCCAATCTGGATGATCATCTTCTGTAACCAAACCTCTTAATATCTGACCATTTAACTCAATATTTCTAACATTTTCTTTATCTTCATCAGTATAACCTCGATTTGAGATTTCGTAATCACCAGCAATATTAAAATTTTTATTTTTATATATTTCTTTTTTTACATTCTCTAATTCATCAAGTGTTAAATTATCTGGATCTAGACCAAATTTTCTAGCAATTTTTTTAACTAATCTATTTTCGTGATCTAAAAACTGATGAAGAATTTCATGACGAATAATTACAGAAACTTGATCTTTATTTAGATTTCTGTTAATTACTATTCTGCCTTTAGAAGGTTCCATAAAACCAACAATATTTGGATTGTCAGTTAGATTTAAATCAAAATTACTAAAGATATTTGCATAGGTTGGATAACCTTGACTTGATAAAAGTGTTTGTATAAAATCTTTAGAAATTTTTTCCTCTCTTGTCATCCCCATAAAGATAAAACCTCATGTTTAGTATTTAGCTAATTCTTTACTTATCTTATCCCAAGCTGAAGGACCTTGCATAAAGGCTGGCTTAACGGTTCCACTATCTGACTTTTTAAAAACTGAATTTGCTTTATCTTCCACGTCTTGATAATTTGCTAAAATTCTTTCAGCCATTCCTTTTTTATCAGGATTACATTGATCATTCCAGGATGCTAAGAAATCTTCTTTAGTTCCATCACAATATTCAAGTAATTTAGATAAAGAACGAGGATTTAATGGAGAATTTTGTTCTCTTTGAGCTTCAGCAGCCTCGTTTGAATCATCAAATCTAAATTGAGGACTTCTAAGAAGTGTTTGTGCAATTTTTAATCTTCCACGAATTTCTTTTTCTTCTTGAGGATCCTCTACTGTTTCTAATTCTTTTGTATACTTATTAGTTAAATAATCCAAATTATTTTTATTATCAAGTTGAACATGAACTTGTCTAAATCTAGATAGCTCTGCTGCATCTAATTCATCAGTATTATATGTTCCTGTAGGTGGATTAATTGCTGCTATAGTAAATAAAAAATTTGGAAAATATCTATATCCATTTTCTTCTCTTGCATCTCTAATCTGATGATCGTTGATCAGTGTAAGAAGGGTTCCTCGGATATTAGAATCAGCTCTGTTAAATTCATCTAAAAATAAAACTGAACGAGGTCTTTCAAGTGCATCAAGTTCAGTAGTTGCTAATCTATTAACTGCTGTTCTATCGTCGTTTGGAGATATTGCTCCACCTAAATCAGTAATATCTAATGTTTTTGCGTCTACATTATATAAATTAATATTATTAGCTTTTGCCCATTCAAATACTCGTGCAGTCTTACCTGTACCTGCTTCTCCTATTAAAAGAACATTTACAAATTCTCTTCCACCATTTTTATTTTGACGTAGATTTGTTTTTAATGCACGATCAAGAGTTTGTTCAATATCACCTTTTCCTGAATATGTGACTTCTGCATTAATTTTATTAGCATCTTGAACTGCTTGAGCTAATGTATCTTCATTAATTCTCATATTTATATTACCTATTTTTATTTTTAATCTTCTTCAAACTCGCTCCATCTTTGACCAAGTATTTCAGATCTAACTTGATCCACGGATCGATTATTATAACATGCTGTTTTATTGAGTGCCCAATTATCAATCATGTCTTCTGTTAATATAACATCTTCATTAACATGAGCTAACTTTCTGTATTGAGCAATTCTCTTCTTTCTTCCTTCGTTAGCATCGTATTCATCTGTACCGATCTTATGATGAACTGTATTAATATTTTCTACAATCAAATTATCTTCAATATTATCAGTTTCTGGATCAGTATCAACATTGTTTTCATCAAACATGTCTAATCCTTTATTTACTAAATCTACAACTAATGTATCTCTAAATAATTCTGGATCATTATAGAATGCTCTCCATCCATCGTAGATGTAATTTTCTTGTGATGCTGAAACTGATCTACCAAGAATATCTGATAATAAATCAGCTTTACTATCTTTAAAATCTTCAGTTAATTTCATCATTGCTTCCTGTTCACCTACTTCAACATTTTCAGTATTCGGTGAAACTGTTTTTAATGTAGCTACTAATTTTCCAATATTTCTATTTTCTTCATCTACTATATCTTTTAGGACAGAAATTATTTCTTCAGCATTTTCTACTCCTGAAGCATAAACAGTAGCTATCTTACTATTATATTCACTTATTTTATTCCATAAATCTGAAATTGAATCAGTTAATATAGTTGCTACTCCATTTTCTTCTGGAGTAGCAACTACTGGTTGTTCTATATCATCAATTACTAATTCATCTTCAGTATTAACTATTGGAATATCTATTTCAAATAATTCTTCATTTAATTTCATTATTTTACACCTGAGAAGGAGATAACCCAATTCATTTCTTCGTCTGAATCATGTCTTCCATCAGAAACATCAACATATTTATAATATTTCTTTAGAATATTTTTTGCAAGTTCTTTTTCTTCCTTGTAGAAAGTTTTTACTGAACCTTCTTTAGAAAAATCATTAGTAAGTTTTTTTAAGATTGAAGTTATTTCGTTTTCTGAATATGAATCTTCATCTAATGATTCATTCATTAATTTCTTAATAAATCCTGGAGTATATCTATGATCGCCTCCAAGTTTAACATTGTAGGCCATTGTTAGATCTTCAGCTAATCTGTTAAGATCACCTCTAATGTAACCTTTTCCAGAAATAGAGCCACCGACAGTATATTTACCGTTAAATCCTTCTGCTTCAACAGGTACATATCCATTAAATCTAACATATGTTGGAGAATCTTGAGATGCTCCTGATTTTCCACCAACAGCTTTAAATGCATTATTAACTCTTTGAAGAACCATCGCATCATCACAATTATCATCTTTTTGAACATCGTCAAGTAAGATATGTGTTAATTCTTCAAATTTTTCTTTACATTGTTTTTCAATGTCAGTTAATTCTTCTGTCATCATATTATTATTCCTTGCAGCCTTATTCACTCTATGTTGATGAATCGCATCCAGTATACCACCAACAGCTTTTCCAACTTGTCCACCCACAGTAGCACCAGCAACTTCTCCAAAAGGTGTAGGTTCAAGTAGACCGAGAGCTGTACCTGCTGCTGTACCTACTCCACCTAATGTATCTGCATAAGATTCAGTCATTAAATCTATCTGTTGAGTTGCATCAGTGTCTGTTGAGTAAGATCCTATACACTTACCATCTTTATAAACATAAACAGGATCTCCATCAACTATAATGAAACCTTTATATTCAAATGATCCATTATCTTCTTTTAAGAGAGATTTATCTAAAGATTCAAATGGTAGTGGTTCATCAAATATATCATCTGGGTATTTATTAAATTTACTTACTTTACCCATTTGCCAATCATCATACATTTGAGATTCAATCAAATCATCAATATATTTTTTTGCATCATCAATTGAAGTAAATCCATCTGATTCAACTTCTCCGAATTCATCAAATACTGTTAAAAATTCGTCAGAAGATTTATTTTGTTTTATCTTATAATTCCTATACTCTATCGGTTTTGTAAAAACAGTTCCATCAGGAAATATTAAGGATTCTTTAACTGTTGATCCGTAAAGTTGATTATAAGCATCTTCTCCCCACTGAGCTCTAACTTCATCCTTAGTTAAAATATTAGTACCAAATTCTTTGTTTGTAAGATTATTAGCATTCATTATATCTTCAATCATATTATGATATGATTTTCCAGATTTATATAGAACACTCATTTGAGAAAGAAGAGTATCTGCATTCATCTTAGAAGCTAACCATTTAAAGGCATCATCTTCTTTGCCAGTTCTAAGATAAAATTTTTCGTTAATTATCTTTTCTTTATTAACTGATTCATCCATCAAATCATCTTCAAATCCATTATAAGAATCAAACCATTCTCTTGCTTCTTCTTCTGTTTCAAATTCAGCATCAAAATCAGCATTATCTGGATTATACAGATCTTTATCTCCAAAAATACAAATATACTCACCTAGATCATTATCATAGTATAAGGTGTAGTCTGTTTGGAATCCATCTGAATCAAGAACCATCTTATGATCTAATTCTTCATAAGCTGGACCATCTGTGTGTGCAAATCTTTTATAATCATCTAAATCAAATGGTTTTCCATTTTGAATAGCATCGATAAGTTCATCGTCTGTTAAATATTCATTTAAAGATTCACTAACCATTTGATTTAAAGAAGCACTAATTACCTTAGGATCATTAGTATCACGGACTATTTTTGATAGTTCCATTTTTTCCTGTGGAGTTAATTTAGGTTCAACAGATTCGTATAATGATCTTAAATCATAAAATTTTCGATTATTGTCAATACAATAATGATCTATTTTATTTAAACTTTCTCTTAAATCCATTTATATTATACCTCATCGTAATAATGGTCGATAAAGTCTACATACTGCTGACCATCATCCTCAGATTTGAAATAAAGTCTGGGTGAAGTCATTGAACTTGCATCCTCAAATATAAACTCTATACCATTTACCACGAATTTCTTAGCTCTTATGTTTTTTGTTTTTATATCTTGTAACTCAATTAGATCTTCAATTTCATAAGTTCTTGGATCGTATTGAAAATCTTCGTCTATCAACACATAAATATCATTTCTGTTAGAATTTAATGACTTTTCAACTTTTGAATTAAATCGTTCTTCTTCGTTAATAAAAGAATCATCGTCAAACCATCCTGTAAAACCTGATATTTCAGACAAAGGTGTAAACCAGGCTTCCATTAAAGACTCTGATATATTATTAATCTTACAATTTTTTAAAATTGTTTGTTTCGTTGTTGATTCTTTTAACGATTCATTAATTCTAAGATAATTATTTGCATACAGCATATTCTGAATTGAGCGTTCGCTTCCAATTCGGACCTCATCTCCAATTCTGTATTGAATTCTACCATCTTTAGTTGGCTCAACAATAGTTATAACTACTCCATTTCTATTTTTAAATCTATCACCCGTATTTAATTTTCCAATTGAATTAACGGAATCAAAATCTGCTAATGGATCGTAATCTTCATTATATCCATTTGCATACATGGCGCGAGTTTGTTTGGTGGCAGCTTTCTTAGTCTTGAATCTTCCGTGCTTTCCTTCAGAACCTTTATTAGACCAAGTACTGTCTGAATTTTTTACAACATCCTCATTAAGTCTTGGAGATATTTCACTTGACCAATCAGAATACCATTTCATCGATTTTTCAGGATCTTCTGGTTCTTCTACATCTCCTATACGTACCATATAATCAATAACTTCATCTACATCAGGATTATATCCTAAATCATTTCTAAAATGATTTATTGCATTATCTACTTCAGGTAATGAATATCTTTCATACAATGATTTATTAGATAAATATTTTAATAAATCATTACCATATACTTTGAGTTGCTCATCGTCGATAGGTTTGATATAGGAATAGATATTCTCAGCTACTTCAACTAAATCATCAATTCCTGTTTCTACACCGTCTTTCAAATCAACCCAACCATCACTGATCCAATTATTAGGATGTTTATAACCTTCTTCCCAAAGATAATTTATGATATCAATTATCAGCTTTTTTAGAGGATTGAATCTAGAAGCTTCTGTTAAAGATTCTGCTTTATAATTTCTCGGTTTCCACCCATACGGAAAATTATTATCAACAATCTTACATAAGTCTCTAAGTTTAATTAAATAAAAATCATTCTTACCATATCCAGTAGGACTTATTGATTGAATTAAAATCTTACATTTATCAACTAACGGTCGGTACTTTTTATAAAAATTTCTTTGAAGATCATACATTAAATCTGGATCATCTTCTTGTTGTACATCTTTGTATTCTTTAATGAACGTATCAACCATATCTTTAAATGATTTATAATCAATCTTTTCTGGATCTGAATCTAAGAATTCATAATCTTCCATTAAGCCGTTAGCACCATCGGCAACAGAATTGTTAAATTTGTCAATAGCTAATGGAATATTTCCACCATCAAGTGAATAAAATGGACTTAATCCTCTTTGTCGTTTTCTATGATATTTTGCTCTTTTCTCGAGTTCATTGTCTTCTACTAATCTAAATTTCATACCTAAATTCCTTTAAAAGAAATCACTTCTACTTACTCCATAATAAGCATATGGATCTTTCTGATATTCTTTCCAATCTCGATATTCATCATAAGCCTCATCCTCGAAATAATCCATAAGAACATCATTATAAATATCAGAATCAATTAAGTCATCAATAACTTCATTAACAAGATCTTCTTTATCTTCTTCTGACATATTATCTATACATTCAGCAGTACCATCGAAGTTATAATCTTTTAGAACTTCTTTTGAATTTTCTGTTTCATGTGGATAAATATATTGAAGATAATCATATAAGATTTCATCATTTGAAAGAGTTCTTCTTATAAACTCAACAGCTTCGTTATCGTCAGCCTGTTCAAAATCGAAATCTTCTCCATTAAAAGTATATACTAATTTCATACAGAAACTCCTCACATATAGAGTCTAAAATAATTTTTTATATATTTATAATACAATAAATTTAGCAAAAAATCAATTGAGATTATTTAATTTTTTAATTTTTTACAAAATAAAAAAAGTACAAGCATTTCTGTTTGTACTTATGAATTATATCTTTTAAGATAATTGAATTCTTATTACTTTAACATTTTCATCTAATGGATAATTTTTTCTTATATATTTGTTGATCTCGACTTCTGGTTCAGTTGATTTAAAGAATGACTGTCTGTTCTTATTTCTTACAGCAATGAGTCCTGTATTTTTATCTACATTTACAAATACTATAGAATTATAAAACATCCTATACCATCCTTTCTCTTGTTAACCAATTGAAATTACATTATCAAGATTTACTTTATAAAATTCTTTTGTTGAAGGACAATCCTTCTTGTTTAAATAGGATTTAAGGATATAATCTTCAACAGTGGTAAGATCTTTTACTGTTCTTGTTCCTTTGCCTTCCTCTTTAATAATAAAGATTGATTTAGATTTATTAGGGGAGTTATAAACATTAAGATAGAACTTATCTGTATTAGTATTATATTCGATAATGTCTTTAAGAATCCATTTCTTGTTAGAATTCTTCTTTTTTGTATCTTCAGTAGATTTTTCTTTATTTTTTACTGAAGCAAGATTTCCATAATTGATACCAAACCTTGCAGTTGCGTTTGAGTATTTAGTAATTCTAATCTTATCCTTAAACTCTGCTTTTACAGGAATCTCAGTACAATAAACAAGATTTGTATAGGTGCCCTTCTTGATGTCGTTAAACTTTCTAATTGCTTCAGTAAGATTCATAAACTCGTCCTTTCTTAAAAACTATTATTTACATTATATATTTTAACATAAATATATTATTCTGTCAATACTGATTTCAAATTTTCTTTAAAGAAATCATCTGTAAAAGATTTTGCAATAATATTACTAATATTATGACTAATAATCTTTTCAATTCTCTTTTTTATTTCTAAATTAATATCTTCCTTATATTTTAGAATAATTTCCTCAATACAATCATTAATTAAATTGTTTTTATTTAGATCTTCTACGGACTGTTTAATATATTTTTCAACACTTTCAATTATGAGTTCGTCCATCCGAGTAATGGTACCGAATCTATTTACGTAGTTCTTCTGTTTAACAACTATTTCTAAAATTCTTTCAACTTCTTTAGATATTAGATTATTAAAGGTTTGATCAATTTCATTTCTTACCTGCTCTTTAATTTTAGATTTAATAAGATCAGTGACTTCTTTTTCAAATAAATCTTTCTCGTCAAACTGTACATCTAATTTAATTCTTCGCATCTAAACTACCTCCATTTGATATATATTAGTATAACATATCTCAATAAAAAGGTCAATAAAAAACACTCTTTTTACAAGAGTGTTTAATAAAAGATGTACCATATGATCCTTACCAGATTCGAACTGAGTATTTCAACCTTGAAAGGGTTGCGACCTTACCATTAGTCGAAAGGACCTCTTAAACCCTTTTTTATTATGTAGAAAGTCTTTCACATGGTAAACTACTTATTATTAAACCGGCTATCTACGGGTGGCCCATAAGGTGGACCAGCTATGAATTCCACATATATTAAGAAAGGAGGACCAACTATGTTTCATCGGAGCTCCGGGACTCGAACCCGGATTAAACCTTGTTAGGGTCTACGGTTTATAAGACCGTGGCTTTCACCAGTTACGCTAAGCTCCGTATATAGATAATGTGAAAGACCTACCACATTATCTTTGGCTCATATTTATTTATATAGCGCACCAACTTGTTTTTATAAACAATAAACATATCTGTTTGGGTCTTAGCCATCCGTGCGCTTTATATTAGCTTAGTAATTTTACATTCACTTTATACTATGCTATCTAATGTGAAAAACCAGGAAATATATTCCCTTATGAATTTATATACCAAGTTCGGTTGATCGGTTCTACGTATGTTGCGGGTAAGGATTTGCACCTTACATAGTTGGAGTTTTAGGATATTATTGCTCTCGATTACACTCTGCGTTACACCCGAAGGCTGATAATGATAACTGGTTATCCGCTGACTCAGAGTTATTTTACGAATTACGCACACTCAACCAACCTATAAGAAGCCTCACTCTAGCGTCTACCTATTCAGCCACCGCAACCTTTAAAGTGAGTTTACAGCGAACACCAACCTAACTCACTTTTAAATAGTGTTCTTACTATTTATATTATTATGCGGCAATCTCGCTATAAAAAGCATCTACAATGCCATGACCATTTGCGATCTTATTCCAACGACTTTCTTCGAAGTTCTGAGTAAGTCTTCCAGGAGCTGCGTGGTCAATATAGTCAGTTACTGCATTCAGTGCGCCCCAAGCAGTTCCTCTAAAATTTCTAAGATCTGTTGCTTCCAGAGCCTTAAACATACCTTCTTTAATATCTACAATATTTCTGATTTTTCTTTCAGAATCTTTGTTCTGATCAATTGGAAATACTCTGTCAAACACTCTTTCAAACTGATCAGTTGTGAATGTTGTTTGTGCAAGTCTGTCAGCATCATTCGCAAGACCAATCATATAATTGTTTGCAAGACCGAGTGTATGTTTTGCTTCCTCAAGTTTCTGAGTAATATTACCCATATGTCTTGTAGACCAACTTCTGCTTGCATTCTTAAGAGCAAAATTAAGTGCATTACTGCAAGCAATTCTGATAGGAGTCATTGCAACTTTGATTGCACCTGTTCCATCGTGACTATTGATAAATACTACATAAGGATCGAACTTGTCACCTAAAATGTCGGTGGACGGAAGTTTAGCTAAGAGCCATACAGCTCTTCCATGATGAAATACACCAGCCTTCTCAAAAGTTACACCTCTCTGAGTAAGAGAATTAGTGAAATCAAAAGCATCAACATTCTGTACGATCTGGTATCTTCTTCCAACAATTCCAAGAACTTCACCATCACTGGATCGTGTGTTTGCAAAATATCCATCAATTACATTTCCAGAAGAATTGTAAACAGGATTGCTTACAACATCCCAATCAAGTCCAGACATTGCAAGTGCTTCGTCTGCTGTAGTTGCTGTGGTTACATCGGTTCCAAGCTGATTCCAAGGAAGATTTCTGTTAAACATATTTTTTGTCCTCTTTTCTTTTTTTAGTTAATTTTTACATTATTTAGTATAACACAACTTGAAATTAATGTCAACCGTTTTCCTGTAAAATAGAAATTTATTTATTCAACTCTTTATCTATATATCTTTTTAATTCTTTAATTGTAGTTTCGGTTTTCTTATAAATCTCAAGAATCTTATAAGAACTATCTAATATAAGATATTCAGTATTATTTTCTTTAATAATATAATTATTATAGACTAAATTTCTTGTTATGTATTTCATTTAACTATTATTACCATTCAAAATATACACCACAGGTATTACATCTAAACATTCCTTCTGAAACATTATGAGGATATCCCATGCAATTACAGATTGGACAAATATAACCTTCAGATCTCTTTTTGGCTCTAATTCTTACAATAGGTTCGCAGAAATTCTCGTCCTGCATATAAGATCCTGAAAGAGTAATCTTTGTTGTATTATACAATTTATTTCTCAAACTCTTTTAGCCTCACCTTTCTCATACTTGAGTTTAATTTCTTCAATTGAAATCTTCGAGATTGATTCTAAATCATCAAGGTGAGGATACTCTACGTACCATTTTTCTTTAGGAGTATTTTGAGTTTCTGAAATAGTACAAGCCTCGGTATAATTTCTTGTAAAGAACTGACCTACCTTATAAAAAACAATAGTCATACAACTTCCACCTTTCTTAATTATATAAAGATTGAATTTAATCCAATGCTAATACAATTTCTTTCGTATAAAGGAGCCAGTTAAAATACTCAACATAGAAATAAGCTGTTTGATATCCTTCGTGTGATGCTCTAATCGTATACCCATCACTCATTAACTCGATATTACATCTTACCAAATCACAGAATTCTTCTTTTCTGTTAAGCTGTCCAATAGGTAACAACTTAATCAAGTAAGGTACATCAAAATTAATCTTATATTTTGAAACATAATCCACAGATTTTTTCTTACGCATTACTTAACTCCTTTCTTTATTATAGTATAATACATATTTTAATTATTGTCAAGACTAAATTTATCTACTAGACATTCAGTATATAACTGATGAATTAAATTATAGCAGTCTTTCCAATTATCAACTCTATAGATATAAGGATACTCTGAAATATCTACATCGCGATTATAGAATGCTTTAAATAATATTCCTTTATAATTTCCATTTTTTAAATTTTCAATATAATCATCGACTAATACAAGTCCATTTAATAATTGTTTATTATGAATGGTTATAATCTGACTTTCATCAATAAAAGGAAAATAATGATTAATTACATATTTATATTTATCTGAAAGATACTGAATATGAGTTGCGGTACAAAGATACACTTTAAATTTTTCATCTATTAATTTCTTTATGTACTTCTGTGCTCCAGAAATTGGATGAACTAATTGCCACAACTTAGGATCTTCCAAAGCACCATAAATATGCTGTTTAGGCAAAGTCGTAAATAACTTAGTCATGTCCCATTCTTTAGCATCGTTTGGATCTACACACAAACGATATTTATCATTTAAATATATACACCATGCAGACAGCAAATCTTCAATAGTATCATCTACATCAATATAAATAATTCTATTATAATCAATCATCAATAATTATACCTCTGTCTAATTCATAAGTGAAATTATGACCAGGACACCAATTTGGTTTTACGGTTCTAAGTGACATTTTTAAATTGGGTCTATAAGAACAAAGTAGAAATCCACAATTATCTAGATTTCCATATTTTGGATCAACTCTAACTCTAGATCCACAATTAATACATTTACGATCCTGTACTTCCAAATCCATTAGATCCTCTTTCTGTTTCCTTGAAGCAATCTACTAATACTGGTTCCGGCGTTGCAATAGGAAGTATTACTAATTGAGAAATTTTATCACCCTTATTAAATTTAAGAAAAGTTCCAGAAGATCCATCTCTATACAACTTAACTACAATCGATCCAGTATAGCCTGAATCTATTACTCCTTCAGATCTAATGCTTGCTTTTACATTTAGTCCACTTTTACTTTTTATCATTCCAACATATCCATCTGGAATTTCAACATGTACACCAGTATCAATAATTATTTCACAATTACTACCAAGTGTAAAATCAATTGGAGTATACAAATCTAGACCAGCATCGGACTTATGAGCTCTTGTTGGGATATAAGCACCATCATCAAGCATTACATTAATCTTATCAAACATTTAATTTTCCTCGTTCAGTAAATTCTTCTTATGTTTTTCTTTCTTGTATTTTTTCGATTCAATAACTTTATTTGGAGGTGGAATTTGAATTCTATATTTAATTGGTTTCTTTTTCAATATCTTAGATTTCATTAATAACTATCATAAAAATAAGCATAATCTTTTGGATTATCTTTTAAATGATTAATTAACCAAGAAATATTAATAATATCTTGACCTAGATGTAGAATCATTTCACTTAATTCCCAAATAGTATTATCCCAGCACTCAGGATTCTTTAAAAAATCGTATATACCATTTCGAATTCCAATCAGCTGTTGAATATTAAGTTCATAATATCCATCATTATCTTCTTGAAGTAATTTTGGAATAAAACCAAAAATCATACTTCTAATATTCCAGCACTTACGCCAGTAACAAATGTCATAAATAACTGAATTGTCCTCTTTTTCACTTCTAGATACTTCACTGATATTTAAATAATCAGGTAAAGAATCTATATCCAGTTTATTTCCAATTCTTCTTAGATGTATACCATTATCTAATCCCATTTAAATATCTCCTAAAATCGATTTCCAATGATTCCAATATCTTACTACAGCTCTACTGTTTTCAGTTGAACCATGATGCTCAAGACCTCTGTTATAAGCATCATAAGCTCCTTCAGTGTTACCATATTTTACAACACATTTAGAAAACTCATACATTCCAGCATCAACTGAGTGATAAGGATCAAATAAAATTGTTATATCATTCCACCCAAAAACTCTTTTAATATCAGGCCAAACATATTTTTTATTTGTTTGACACATTCCATAATCCTTTGTCGCACTAACAACATGAAACTGAATTTCATCAATAGTACCAAAGGTACCAAATTCACTTTCTTGCTGGCATAATCCTAAAAACAAACAATATTTAACACCGTTTTCAATACATTTATCATATATATAATGTTGAAGATCTTCAGATAATGGAATATCTAATGTTGGAGGATAAAATTTGTCCGGTTCAATTTCATTTTCATTTCCAAGATCTACAGTATTAATAAATCTATATTCGTTGTTGACAATAATCTTAGTAATATCTTTATGTTGTTCAACAATTTCTACTTTACAACCTTTAAAGATCTTATAAGATACATTGCTAATATCATAAGCAACGGTATCTCTAATTACATATCTTACTTCCCTGATACTCGAAAAATTTTGAATTGATAATTCAGGGGAGATAAGAATTTTAACGTCATTGTCAAATGGACCTTCATTAATATCTATTACTTCATTTTTAATATCTATAATTAAATTGTCGTTTGCATAGCAAACAGAACAAGAACTCATGATTAATAACATTGATAACTTAATTATCTTCTTTAACATAATAAACCTCCATAATCATTATTATAATAACATAGTCTAAGAAAAAAGTCAAATAAAAATAGCATAGTAATTTAAATTACTATGCTATTTTTATAAAATATATTTATTAATAAAAAGCAGGTAGCGGGAATTGAACCCGCATCAATTGATTGGAAGTCAATTATAATTACCATTATACCATACCTGCTTAGTTGTGTTTCTAGATCCAAAGAATTCTACCAGTTAAACTATATTGTACAAAGAACACAACCAACTTTGTTGACAACAATAGGATTCGAACCTATACCTTTCTTGTAGCCTAAGAAATTAATTATTTGCTGTTATGGATCTTAATTAAGTGGAGCCCTCCGGAGTTGCACCCGTGTCTCAGTTGACGAAACTGCCTGTTGCTTCTTGACATACCTAATATGTTGTCATCATATTCCCTTTGTCTACACAATATGGCCCCTGATGGAGGCTTTCATTTTTACTGAATCTAATCCTCCCAGCATAACAGGTTCT